GCAAGACTAGCTGATCAAGCAACATCTAACGGTAATAAATCAGGAACGTCAAATCTATCAGGTAGGTCTAGTTCATCGGCGCTGGTCAATGTTGCTAGGTTTGCAACATCACAGATGCAGGGCAGTGCTCGACTAGCTGATCAAGTATCTGCCAACGGTAATAAAACAGCAGCATCAAGTCTTTCAGGTAAAGCATCCTCTTCTGCTGTCGCAACGGTCGCTAGGTTTGCTCTTTCTCAGATGCAAGGCAGTGCTAGACTATCTGACCTAGCAACATCTAACGGCAATAAAGCAGGTGTTTCAAATCTATCAGGTAAGGCATCGTCTTCTGCTTTACCAAATGTTGCTAGATTTGCATTGTCACAGATGCAAGGTAGTGCAAGATTAGCTGACCAAGTATCTCCTGTCAATAATAAAACAGCTGCTTCAAATTTATCGGGTAAAGCTAGTTCATCAGTAATAGCCAATGTTGCTAGGTTTGCAAGATCGCAGATGCAGGGTAGTGCAAGGTTAGCCGACTTTGGTAATGCAAATAATAATAAAGTAGCAAGCGCTAATCTATCCGCTAAAGCTAGTTCTGCGTCATTAGTATCAAGAGTCGCATTTGCAGTTGCAAACTTAAGTGGAAGAGCATCCAGTGCTGCAAGCGCAACTGTTACGCCAAGTGTAACAAAGAACGCTACATGTCAGATATCGGGTAAAGCGAGTTTTGCTGCTGCTTGTACAGTTACACCAGCTATTCAGCTACAGGCAAGATTTGCAAATAGAGCTAGTATCGCAGCAAGTGCAGTAGTACTTATAACAAAAATAAGCACGTGCCAACTATCTGCAAGAGCAAGTATAGCTGCATCGCCAGTAGTTATTCCTGCAATACAGTTGCAAGCTAGATTTGGTGCAAAGGCTAGTATTGCTGCTACACGATCAATAACATTTATTGTTCGTTCTCAATTTCAATCTAGTGCTAGGTTGGCAGACGTAATAACTGCTCCTGTTCCAGATTGTGAATGCCCACCATGGCAGATTGATCCAGCTCCGCCATGTGGATGGGATGAAGACAGTACGCTTGCAGACAGTTTCAGTAATGAACCAAGCTTGACATGTACAATGTCAGACGTACAAACACTAGCAAATACAACGACTAGAGACGCTACGCTAGTCAATGCTTTTGGTAAAAGAGGGTGTCAGTAATGCCAGATAATACAAGAATGGTTGGTCGAGGTACACAGAGCTACACGCTCGGTGACCGTCGGTTTATTGGGCTTGACACAAACCTTCCAGCAAATATCCTTGATGTCGGTTACTTCCCAGATGTGAATAACATGTGGGTTGATGGAGCTGCATTGGCGCCACGCCCAGGCATGCAAGCTCAGCTCACCAGTTCCTTGGCTAACCCTATCTATTCATTGATCGGCTACAGGACGGCTGACGGCTCCAGTAACCGCATGTTCTTTGTGTCTGGCACATCTGCTTATGTTCACACAGTTGGCACTGCTACGACGACTGCGCTGACCGGTACGGCTACGTGGACTGATGCATCTCAGGTGCGTCTGAAACAACACGGAAAGTATATCTATGGAGTCCCTGGCAAGGACGGTACGGCAATATTTCGCATCGATGGAACACTAGCCACACCGGTAGTTGAGACACTTCCGAACATACAACCACCGACTATTAATGGCACAGATTACGTCAAGCCAGTTGCCACTCTAAGACCAGTAAAAATCAAATCAGTAAACGTACAGAAGGTAAACGTCGCTGTAACCATTTCAACTATTGGGTCTGCTGTAATCACTGGTACTAACACATTTGTAGCAGGAGATCGAGTTCAGTTTGTAACAGCTGTAGGTACAAACCATGCAGCTGGAACAACGTACTTCGTAATCGCGACTGGCCTGAGTGGGTCTGCATTCCAAGTCTCTTTGACTTCAGGAGGCGCAGCCATTCTTGCAAATGGCACTGGCACTAGCACCGTGTGTCTAGTCAACGATATTGATAACTACTATCTAGCCAAAGGTGAGGCAGACTACTCAAAACCGACTAATGCTGCGTGGCCATCCACGTGGAACATGAACTTGATGAAGCTGACGACGGCTAACACATCGGTGCCGTCTGGTGATTTTGATGGGTATGTAAACGGAGCTGACTCAGGTAATGCTAACTTTACATCTGACTGGACGGTAAGTGGTGCATCAGTTCACAATAATGAAAACTGGGTAATTAAGAACGTTGCAATTAGTTCACCGCCAGGTGCTGTAACGTATGGTGCAAACACAAGGAAGTATCTTAAGTTAGACAACACCGGCGAGTATGCTGAGCAGATTGTAGATTTTCTACCCACGGAGAAGTTTCCACCAGCTACAACGTCTACTACTATTGGCTTGTACAACCTGCAGTTCTATTCGTTTGCAAACATCATAAAGTCAGAAGGTAGTGTCAAGTTCAAGGTTTCTGTGTATGGGCAGGATTCGTCTGGCGACATTCCAGGCTGTGCATTCAGTAAGGAATACACACAGGCATATGCCAACAACGAGTCTGATTGGTATCTCAGAGATATTGTCATTGACTTCCGAGAGTTTGCATCTAGCCTTACTAAACTGCGTATACGGTTTGAGAGTACGGCTGTTATCGCAAGTCAAGACGTCAACATTGACATGGTCAAGCTGTTTGCAGTTGCCTCGAATCTGACTGCTGTAGAGCCTTCGACCACATTGCTAAATAACAACGGATTAGTCAACGTACGCTTCCGTCAATCCAACAGCAACATTAGCCCAACAAAAGCAAGCTATGTAAAGAACAGACGCTTGCGTCTTATGGCTACAACTGACACTGGCACTGCACTAGACATAAGTCAAGTCAATGCTATTAGCTTTCAGTGGGAGTTTGAAAGTGGGCTTGTTGATCAGAATGGCAACTACCCTAATGTAGTTCTTGGTTTGCAGGTGGGAGCTGAAATCTATTGGTCAAGCATTGGCGAGTGGGATCGTACAAATAGGTACATCAGCTTTGCCATGTATGAATTAACTAAGGCCCAAAAGACAGGCGTATCGTACTTCTACATTAAGTTTCTAGATGATGTGTTGGCACTAGACACAGGAATTCCATTCACTCAGTCGAGCCTTGCTTTTTCAATAGGAAGCATGGCGGTAGATAAAGGTCTGCAGAAAAACGGCACCTACGAATACGCGATAACAAGATGGTATCCGTCGTCCGCATCGGCGCTGGCTCCATATGAAAAACAAGCAGATGATTCATATGCAACCGGATTTGAAACTGACCTGTCAGATATAAGCGCAACGCTGGATACAACCAGTGCATTGACAAGTGCCAGCGTTGTGCTAAATCCAAACAACTCCGCTGGATATGGCACAAACGTGTGTATTGACAAGCGGAAGATGATTGTAGGTAACGCTACAGATCAAGACACATGGGTGAGTACGTATGTTCCAGCTGCATCACAACTCAGGCTTGTCTCAACTACAGTTGCTCCGACTTTTTCGTATATCAACACAAGTGGAACTACAGTCAGCTCGGTTACATGGACTACGATTACTGCTCCTGATGGAACTACGTATAACGTTGCTAATTTGCCATCTGCTATACGGTACGTAACAGCAACGACGGATGTCGTATGGCTTGAGCATTATGTGGCATACGGGTATTCGTCGACATCTAAGTATTCACACGTGATTGTGTATCGACGGAACAATGCCTTGTTTCCAGATGGCAGATTTAGGCTCATAGCTGTCATACCTGTTGATGACACAACTACTACATTACAGACAAAAACTGGTACAGGATGGACAGCCACCTACAATAACTCTACATCAAGAGAGATTACGCTCATCGATGAAGTACCAGATGATGCTTTGTTCTATCAGACTGGCCCATATCAACAAGGTCATTTTGTGGAGATTGGTCGAGATCCGATGCCACTTGGTACATCGGCTATCACCACATTCCAGAATCGCCTGTGGGTAAGCAAAGCTAACAAACTGTATGCATCATGGGTCATCGATCAAACTGATGAATACAAGATGTACACGACAGAACTACCAGACTTGAATGAGCCTGGTGTTCAGCAAAAGGGTGCTACATTCAGTGTTGGTGGAAGGCAAGAGAAAGAAATTATCCTTGCTATGTGCCCAATGTTTAGCGAGGACATACAACAAAGTAATAGTCAGTCGGCAACACTGTTAGTGTTGAAAGAAAACAGCGTCACATCAGTAATTGGCTTTGATCCAACGACATTCAACGTGCAGCTTTGGGTGTCAAGTCCGGGTGTTGGAATTTCCGCGCCATTATCTTTAAGCAATACCGACGGGACGGTGACATGGTTATCCGTCAACGGTCTTGTGCAGTGGTCTGGATCTAGTGTTGTTGCCAGATCTACAGAGCTACGTAAGTTGCTATCGCTTGATCCAACTATGTTTGGTGCGACGTCTATTAATAAATCGCAGTACCAGGCCTCAATTGTGACAACTGCGAACAAAAGAATTTTTCTTTTATCTACGGCGTCCAGTGCTGGTGCATCAAACCAAAACATCTATGTGTTTGATTCACGTACAAAGGGATGGGTGAAGTGGAAAACAATCTCCGATATTTCGATGACCGCTATGACGTCTCTCAGCTTTGGCGACGACGTGCAATACGTATACTTTGGTAGTACCACAGGGCAACTATACAAGCTTGACGGCACAGCAGATAAGTCAACTGCAGGTGGAGCTGACGTCGCAATTGCTTGGTCATTCACATCTAGGCTTCACGGTCAGACCTATTCAGAAGGTCCAAACTATTACGCCAACAACCGACCTTATCAACTAGATGTGCATTTCGATAATCAGTCAGCTGCCACACAGCAGTTTACTTGGTTAATACAGAATCAGAATGGTCCGTACAATGTCACTACAGCTCCTACTGGTGCGTCGTCTACCAGTACATATGATGTATCAGCCTATGTCAACAAGGCTGTAGCCATACGTAACATACAACGATCTATACGTGGCACATCTATGCAGGTAAGGCTGTCAGGGACATCAACAGGTAAGTTCTATATACGCGCTGTGCATCTTCAGATGTATGATGCAAACATCACGAGGTAACACATGGCAATACCAACACCACCAGCAGGTAGCGAATCTGACGTAAAAACATTTACCACAGGTGTGGCAAGTAAAGACTTATCTGCTACTCGTGACCTAAACGCACCTGCAGTAATCTGTGGAAACAGCGCTGATTTATCGTATGAAGTGTATGCCGTATCTACACCATACGATCCGTACTCGACTAACTTTATGCCTAGCAGAGTTATCACTGCAAACTACGTTGTAGAAGATAGCCCAATGGTTATACTTGTAGATGCTACAGCTGGCAATATTACTGTTACACTTCAATCACCACAGTTTGCAGAAGGTAAGACGGTTATAATAATGAGATTAGATGCAACGGCTGGTAGAACGATTACTGTTGACACAGTAGCAGGTGCTAACGTGCGAATATCATCTACAAGAGCCACAAATTTAAACTCACAATATAACGCGTTGGTATTTACTGCAGTCAACGATCCAACGTATCCGATTTGGGTAGGGAGATAACTTATGCCACCACGAAGGTTGTTTGATTTAGGTATTGGTAACTTTGGCAGCGGGGGGATGTCATTTGGTGACCGACCGTCGTTTGGCGTAGGTGGAGAACTTAATCCACAATTTAATGCAACAGAAGGTATGAACTTTGTTGGCCAGGGTGCAAATATGGCATCTGCACCAAGACGTCTAAATCCATTTCAGCAGTACGGTAAAGCCTGGAATAGCGCATCAACTCTTGGAAAAGTCGGCATGGGTCTTGGCACCGCTGGCTTAGCCATGGGTTTAGCGAGTGGCCTAAAGGGCATATTTGGGGGTAGACAAGGCCCAACTCGCGAAGAAATTGAGCAAGAAGCCCTTGCGCGTTCGGGCATGGGTTTAGCTGATCAGTTTGGTGGAGAGATGAGCAGCATGGGTATGGGGCTGCAAAACGACGGCAGGTCTATGCTTGAACGTGGTCGATCACGATATCTCAGCACTATGTTTGATCCATCTGTCCTTAATAATCAACGTGCACAAATTGCAAGCGATCTTGCTGCTGCTAGACGTAGCGCAATGGCAATGCCTGGAGTCATGCAAGGTGGGTTATCATCGGCTAGATCATTGCGACAAATTGATCAATTCAACCCAAACGCTGCAAACGCATTAGTTCAAGCAACAAACGCAAACATTGGGCGACAAGCGCAGGGTGCTCAATATATGGCTAATGCAGGACAACAGGATTTCAATCAAGGCCTTGGGTTAAGAAATCAAGGGTATGGGATTGCAAGCCAAGGACGACAAAACTTGACGTCTACGTTAGGTCGTCTTGATGCAGCTAGGCAACAGCGCCGTATGGCATCACAACAGGCTATTGGTGGTTTGTTTAAAACAGCTGGTACAGCTGCTTCTGGAGGCTTGTTCTAATGGCAGTTGAAAACCTTGGCTATCTTGCGCAATTCCTTGGCGGGATGGCGCAGGGTAAGTTGCTTAAACAAAAGCGAAACGCACAAGCAACGGAATTAAAATACAAAACCGACAAGATGAAAGCTGACGCGGAAGAATCACTTCTGCGCAAAAACTATCGTGACGCGATGCTTGGTATTGCACGTAGAAAAGAAGATCGTGAAAGTAAGACACCGGCAAACGCGTCATTCCTTGGCGGAGAGATTACCCGTGCTCAGACTACTTTGGCAGAGAAAAACAAACAGTACACAGACGAGTTTTTAAAAGAGCCAACTGTTGCAGGTAGGCGCAGAGTATTAGCTAGAGCTAGGCAAGACATTGGAACGGCTTATCAAAACTTAGATAATTTGTTTGCCTTGCCTGGTGTGTCTCAGTTGTATGGTGATTCTCCAATTGAAAATATTAGGAGTATCGCTAGAAAAAGTGTAACACCATACTTTATAGACGAAACTATAGAGCCAGACATGGATGTTAGTAATGTCTACGATTTCAAAACTCGAAGAGATGCATTGCAGGGAGATATATCGCAGGGTTATCAAGCTGGGTTTAAAAGTCCTAACTACTATGTCAATGCACTTGGTCCAAAGTATTTACAAGCTGTTAATGAGCTAAGTGGCGGTGATCCTAATTTGCGACCAGCTGCAGTCCAAAAAGTTATTTCTGAGTTTGGTAACATTCCAGGCTTGTCACCTGAGGGCATGAATCAATACCTAACAACCGGGCGAGTTGACCTGTATCGACCAATGCAAGTTGATCCAACATCTGCAACAGGAACAACTACAGGTTTATTTGAACAGTTGCCTACAGAACAAGCTCAATCGTTGTTAGATGCACAACGTGGCGATTTAGGTGGACCATTTACACCAAGTAAGTACATGTTGCCTGAACAAGTAGAAACTGGTGGATCTGTAAGTCAATATGGCGAACTGCCTGGTCTTGCATCGTCTAGAGTAGTCCCTACGGGTGCTTTTAATGATGTTGCGATTCCATTCTCAGTTGCTGCGCAACAAGCCAAACTGCCCGGTGAATTGCAAAAACAAACACTAGATTTAGCGTTGGACCGTGGCACGTTAGAAGCAAAGGTACAAAAAGCTAGAAATGAAGCAACTCTAACTGGTTATGCCGTAGCAAAAGCGCCTATTGAACTAAATAAAGCAGCAGCAGATATGTTTATCTCACAGGTTAAAGCTGCAAACATAGGCGACCGCGAAAAAGCTGAGATTCAAGGAATACTCATAAACAACACCTTTAAGGCTAATCAAGATATTCGTAGTTCAACACAGTTGAAAGTGAATATCACAAAAACTATAGGTGATTGGATAGCCGGTAAAACGAAGGATTTAAGCACAGCTGTTGATTATGCCAATACAAATAAGACAAGAGCTACAGCAAACTTGCTTGCAGGTGGATCAGCTGTAACTAGTTTTAGAGACAACAATCAAGATCTATATAAAAAGATAGTCAGTGGACAACAGGACCCGCGAACTCTAGCACAGGTTCCGGCAGATGCGCTGCCTATACTTGAAGATATTTACGATGCACAGGTTGCTGTAAATCAAGCAACAACAGCAAAAAGACAATGGCTTGACGACCAAAAGTCTATAGGGCCTATTATTGATACGTGGATATCGACGCTTAAATTTGATGACGAACAACAAAAAACTAAGCCTAAACCAAAGCCTGGTGGTAAACCCGAAGCGAAGACTGGTGCTAAACCATCAGCAAGCGTTGGCGGTAATCCAGGTATGAGAACACCTAAGCCAAACGAGGGTGTTAAGCCAGCTGCTAAGACGCCAGACTAAAAAACTGTTTGTTTGGTAAAATCCACACATGGCAGAAAATCCAAACGCACTTATTAAACGACTTGGTTTGAGCAAAGACAGAACTACATCTGTTAGCAAACTCAAAGATATCGGATCAAGTAGTGTAAGGACTGTCAATGAACTTGGAGAAGTATTACAGTCACTCAACAGCCTTGGTGAACTGGACTTACTCAAGCAGACTGGTTTAAGTAAGAAGGATCTCGATAAGTGGCGCATTTATCGAGATCAAGTTATTGATCAGGTAAACAAAGAAGATCCAGGCACAATAGTTGGTGGGAAGTATTATCCAGGCCAAGCTAAAAAAGCTGAAGGTGTGCGTGCCGGTAATATTGCATCGTTGCGAGAACAGCAACAAGTTGCTGAGCCTACGCTTACAAGAGGTCTTGCCGGTGATGTATTAGGATTTGGCAAAGGTTTCGTCAAGGGTGCATTGGCACGCCCAACTGCTGCAGCGTTAGCACGACGTGGTGCAGATCCAAACCTAGCATTCCAAATGCCTGAGTACGATGCAGCTCAAATAGCTGGTGCAGGTACGGGTTTAGGGTTTGAGGAAACTTTTGCACCGACAGCTGCATCCATTCCAGGTCTAGTTGGTGGTGGTGCAATTGCTGGCGGTATCGATAGTAAGTTAGGCAAATTCCTGCCAAACAATCCGCTAATCAACCTAATGCGCGTTGGTGCTCGTGTCGGTGGAGCTATGGCTGGCGCACAAGGAACGTCAGCTCTATTTGACAAGTTTGGAAATCCATTGCGTGGACTTCCGCAAGAGCAGCGCGAAAGCATTGAAGGCGCAGCACAGATGGCTCTTGGTGGGCCAGAGCAAAAGCTTGGACAAATGGCAGCAACTGCTACATTGTTTGGTGCACCAGCTCGCAGCGCTGCGGGACGCATATCGATGTTTGAGGGAGCAGGCGTATTCCCGTCAACACGAGCAATCATGAGTAATGCCAATAAGGCATTTGCTCGACCTGACGTACAAGAAACTATTGGTGACGTTGGCGAACGTACGTTTAGCATATGGCAGGCAGATAACGAAATCACAGCGCAAAACAAGAAGGTTGAAACCGGTTTTCTTGAGAAATTTGGACGACCTGGTACACGTTCTGAATTAAAGAAATACGGTTATGTAGACAACAACGAACGATTACTTGCCATGGCGCCAGACATATTGTTTGGTGGTTTGACTAAGTACGGATCCAGCTTTGCGGGTCAACCAGTGTTTGACGCAATGGCTGATCGAGCTAACAGATCTGCAGCTGGTCCTAACAAGCCATCGCCTGTTTCGCCAACGGGTCAGCCGACGATGACTGGTGCTGGTCCAAGTACTTCTGTACGACCATGGAATCTTCGTGTAAACGTACGTGATCAAAATGACAACCTAATACCAAACCGGATTTCATACGATCCAACAACACGACGTGCAACATTGGAGCCAACACGTATTCACGTACCTCCAATGATAGCCGTAGGTGTATCAGAGAAACTTAGGAATATTGGTGCTCCTGATAGCGATGGATTATCTATCACCTCAGTTACGCCTGATGGTGAGTTTGTTGTAGTGCGAAAGCGCCCTGACGGCACTCCTGTTGTTCAGACACTTGGTTTCAACGAGCTACCTGATGCATGGAAGGCCAGAGCCAATAAGGCGTTCTTAGAAACACCTAACGCACAGAATCAAGTAAAAGATCCTTCGACACTGCCAGGGCAAGGTACATATAATCCTGCAGTCGATGCAAACCCAGCTTATTCACGTCAGTACAAGAGCAAACTTAACGTTGACGGGACAGATATCAACGTAGCAATTACTAAGGTCGTAGGCGACAAGGTAACGGTCGAGACGCCTAGTGGACTAGTGTTCACCGTTCCTAAATCAGCGTTCCCTGCAGATACTAAGTTTGATGTGTCATTCCCATCAAAAGAGCCAGCATCGATCAGCAACATTAAAGCTGGCACGGGTGCAGCTAAATTTCCAATTGGTGTTGAGTTTGACGGCGTTGATTTCTTTGTGCCAGAAGCTCGTAGAGCAGAAGTGGCAGCAGAACCATCGTCTTGGCGTAAGCGATTTTACAGATCGTCAGTTGAAACGGACGCTGATGGAAATCGAAAACGAGTAGGTACGTCACCGTTACCCGACAAGATTTACGATGGTTTTGATGCTCCGATAACTCCTGGTACAGTAATTGACCTTGGAGCATGGGATGGCGTTCGTCAATACGGAGTCGTATTAGGATTCCGAAAGTTTGAACTTGATGGACGTGAAGCATATGGATTTGAAGTTAAATCTATACAGACGCCTAACGCACGTCCGTTTATGGTTCCCGGTGCTGCAATAAAAGCGGTTAAGTCCACAGATGATCCTACTGCTGTTACTCCTGCAACTGCTGCTACAACAACGGCAGTCCCTGCTGCTGGCACTTCTGCAACAACTACAGGAACATCGGCAACTACAACAACCTCTCCCGTAGAAGGCGTAACTCCTACAGAAGGTGTAGATGCGTCGGCAGAAGGCGTAGACACGGCAGCAGAAGGTGTCGTAACGCCTACTGAAGGCGTAGATGCAGAAACTGAAGAGCCAGCTCCATTTGATATTAATGCTGTAATTAGCGAAGGTGAATATAACCGCCTTACACCAGATCAGCAGTTTGATTACATGACCTTTGGTCCAGTTACTAACTGGATGTACAAGGCTGTAACACCAGAAATTTGGGATGGGTTATCTGTTCAACGCAAAGCTGCAATTGTTAGACAAGCCGTTAAAGATCCGGTAATGACAGCTGAAGTTATCGGAGATCTTGTAACAGCTGCGCAAGACACAGGCAAATATCTTCCAGCTGAGGGCGAGCCAGTTATTTATGGCGAACGCGAGAATACAGTTGAGGGCAGTCTTACTCAAGGTGTAGATCAATTTACATACCGAAGACTGTTAAATCTCAACCCAGCTATTAACTATAGTTTCTATGACTTCATCAAGAGTGGTGCATCTAACTTTGTAGTCAATGCTCTGTATAACTCAGATGTCATTCGTCTTGAAGGAGATACAGATACATCGTCGGTAAACAATGGTAAATGGTTTGCGTTTTTACGTGAAAATGTAGGATTAGAGCTTGAGGAAGGATTTGATTTTGTAGGTGGGCCAGAATCACCAACTATTAGAACTCAAGAATCCGCTGCAGTATCTACAACACCAACTCCTGTAGAAACACCAGCTGCTCCTGTAGAGTCGGTAACGCCAGCTGATGAAACAGTAGATACAGGCGCACAACAGCTTGAAGCCGTGCAAAACGAATTGCAGAACGGACCACTGACAAAAACGTCACTGGCAAACAAGCTTAGAATCAAAGCTGACGATGCTCAAAAGCTTTTGGATCAGCTTGTTGCGCAAGGTGTTGCTGAGTCTTACAAGAATGGTAACAGACCCGGTACGTATTATCGTTTAGCAACGGTTGAAGCGGAGGCAGAAACAACACCTACGCCGACATCGACTGAGACTAGTGCTGAAGTTCCAGCGGATGCCTCCACAGGTACATCAACATTTACTCCAGCAGAACAAAAAGTAATTAATGACGTTGAAGCAGAGATAAATGCTGAGACTCTATATTGGGGACGTGTTCTTACTAAAATTAAAGGATGGAATACGTTTAGTGATGCAGCAAAAAGAAAAATAAAATCACTTGTAGATGACAACGGTGCCGAACTTATTGTTCCTGAAATAGATGATGTCTATGACAGTAACACGATGATGTTTGAGACATTACCGGATAACTTTACTAATCGTGTAGCAACAGTATTGCGACCCGGTATTATTCTTCCAGAAGACGGGTCTAGAATAAAGGCTATAGTTGAACGAGGAAGCACGACACCTGCACCTGCTTCTACGCCTACTTTTACACCTACACCAATTGAAGAACCAACTGACGACTTGGGTGAAGATGCAGACACTACAGATGTAGTTGAACCAGTTGTGTCAGAAACGCCTGAAGAACCGCAACAACCACAAGTATCAGAAGATGATGGCGAGGATGCAAGTGATGCAGTGCTTCCTCCAGAGCAATATAAGTTTCCTTTTGGATATGAGTTCAAAGAACCTGCAAAAGCAGGATCTGTTCCTCCATCAATGGAAGCTGGCCGTAATGCACAAGAGCGTTACCGCACATTAGCTCCAGGCACTGAAGAAAGCCAACGCGTTACAGTTGATGAATTCCGTCGTGCTGTTCCTGCATGGGCTAGTGGCCTCAATGGGTTTAAGCGATTTGTCGGCAAGTTTATAGTCCCTTTATTTGTCAAAGGTACAAATGGTGCTCCAGACGTTAAGGGTGCGTGGGAGTTGTCGGTCAAGGGTGTAAAGGACAAAGTAGAACTCAAAGAAGTCTTCATGCAAACATGGGGGCAGACTGATGAGCAAGCTACAGCATTGGCTGAATGGGTAGACAGATTCAGTCTTGCTTGGGCACGTGAATTTGCAAGGATACATGGCATTAGAACCATGGATCGTTTACGTGCAATACGTCTGGAATCTGATCCAAAGGTCGACGTAGACATGCTGGTCAAGGACTACGACCAGTGGCGTCAAAACTATCGTGAACAGATGCTTCCGACGGCAACTGAAGAAACTGCACAGATTCTGAAAGCGTTGCAGACAGCGTTCTACACACAGCGCTTAGGCGTTATTGCGTCTATGTCGAAAGAGCAATCCAGTGTGTTTGGTACTACTGGTTTGACATTTAGTTTAAACGCAAATGGTGATAAGGCTGTAACAGTTGCAGTTGCTTTACAGGGTAAAGAAAACTACAACACGCAGGTGCATGAAATTAACCATGCACTTGTACGTTCACTCTATGGGCCTATGATTCACGAGCTTGCATCTAAGGTTTATAGGTCTTACAGCCAGAGCTTTACAAAGCGCAATCGCGCAAAAATACAACGAGACATTGAAGAACAGATTGTTACGGAACTCACTAATGAGATGTTCCATTCAAACAAGTCTGGTGATTACAACTTCTTTGCAAGTAATGGAAACGTAGAAGGTGGATTTGATGCCACGCTAAATAGACTCATGCAGGACATTGGTAACCTCATGCGGTCTAGCGGGTACGAGCCAGGGTCTGTAAATGATCTTGACGCACAGCGTTCTTGGCAATCCAACTTTAACAGGAATAACCCAGACGTTTATGTGAAGGGTACTCCTTTACGATTTAAAAAGGGTAGTAAGTTAATCTACGGCGTTTTAGCGGAACGCATCCCAGCAGGTGACAACAAAGCTAAAATCACTTACAAAGATGACGAAGGCAAAGATGTAACAGAATCGATTGCCCTGCCGTTTATTACTAATGTTGGCGCAACGGATGTCACTCAACTTAGTTCCGGCGCACGCGATTACATGATTCGGTTCTTGGGCCACTGGTATGCCTACACCTCTGATGTAGTCAAAAGACTTGCTCCAAGCATTGATGTGAGTGATGTTGGGTTTACAACAGTTGACGTGGCTGAAGTCGAACGACGCACTGTTGGTTATCGATGGTGGGATACTGTCGAAGGATCAAAGCAAGAAGTCGCAAAGTATGGCACCAAGGAGTTTTCAAACGATCGTATACGACACCGTATGAGTGAAAGCTTCCTTGGCTGGGCTGACGATGGTGGTTATGAGCAGTACAGGAAGTCTAAACTTGAGGGTGAAGATGTCGAACCAATTGTAGTGTCGACATACGGTCTGTCTGTCCGGGCAATCCCAGAAAATCTTGTGTCGACAGAAATGACACAAGAAGAGTTGGATGATCTAGCCGACATCGAAGAGATTGGCTACGATTCCATGAATCCTCTTGAGGATGATGGTGAGGATGCAAGTAGCGAACTGGACGTTGAGTTAGCTGGCATCAACGAAGCGCTCAAAAAGGACGACACAGACATCGTTGACAACGATGGCAAGCCAACTACATGGCAGATGCTTGACGATCAACTAGTCAGGGGTATAAGAGCGTCACTGCGTACAACCAGAACAGTAACACGCCGTGATCCAATATCCGCATTGCTAAGCAGCGCGTGGATTCCAGCATATGTCAACAAGTACATCATGCCTAAGGTTCGCATGCGACGTGGATTTGAAAACGCCACATTGCGCCTATCTGGACGCAAAGGTGGGTATCAAAGTGTTGATGAATGGTTTAGCTGGACTGCAGCAAGTGCTGACGCAGAAGGCATTAACAGTACTGTGTACGCGTCTGTGTCTGAAACATTCAACGACATTATGTCGACAATTGATTACAACGAACAGACCAGACTGTTTACAGTTACAGAGGTTGATCGAAAGACTGGCATTGTAGCGACAAAGTCGTTTAGGCAATCCGGTTTACCTGATTACATCCGTCTGCGTGTTGGTCGTAATGTAAGTAGGGCTTTGTACGATCTTGTAGCTCAAGCTACAGCAGGTGATCCAATCCGTCGTGAGTCCTACATTGCGCGTGCGGAACGTGCCGTCAATACAGACCAAGTCTTTATTGATGCATATCCTAATCGCGTAGAAATGCAGATTGTTCGCAGAGCTGCTGCAATGTCTTTGCTTACAAACTACAGTTATAACTCTGATGGCACATCTCGTGTTGACTTCAAGGAATGGCTAAGCAACAAAGATAATGTTGCCAACATGTCTCCAGAGCTTGTCTCTAAATTGCAATCCATACTTAACGACACATCTCTCCCTGCTGCTGACAAAATTGGCAGAATGACTGAAGTTATAAAGGGTGATGCAACATCTCGTAACTCAATGCTGTTGTCCGTGGTTGGTACAACAGACGCCAGATTGCAAGTTTTTGTTGGTGATGACAATGTAATTACTGTCCCATCATTCAATGAGGATGTAGCAAACGCTGTAATACAGAAATTTGAACAGCAGTATGAAAAAGAATATGCCTTTACTCAAGCTGCAATGGTTGTAAGTTTTGAGGAAGCAGTATCAAAAGAAGGACGTAGTTGGGAAGAATCAGTAGGCGCTAAAGACGTCAATTTGGATGGCGTTGATTACGAACGTCAAATGTCAGACATCGTAGACAGAGCTAAACGCTTGGAAGTTTTCCAGATGTCAGATGTCATGAGTTCTGGTACCAACTTCAGCAGCGTTTACAAAGAAACGTATCAAAGAACGCACAACAAAAATCTTGAACGCATGACTCTTGTAAGAGATGGTCTTCGCGAAAAGGTAAAGCAGTACGAGGCAACTGGTAAAGCTGTGCCAAAGCGTACAAAGGATGCACTGGCAAAAGCTGAAGCTGATGTAGCAAATGCTGAAAAGTTGTACTCAGACTTTGTTGAGAATGCTGTTGACACAGTACAGTGGATGTTCACACGTGTGACACCATACGGAAAGAACAGCGACGTCGTGCTTGATTTCCATAAGTACATTCAGGCAATTGCATACAACCAGCCATCGGTCATGGCTAACCTTTATGAAAAATATCGCAACAATAAAATGTTGAACGAGATTTTTGTTAAGCCAGATGACTCTGTATTTGGACTAGCAAGTGACAGATCAAAGTTACTTCGTGATGTTTATACATACATCCAGACTGTAAACAGTGGTGTCCAATCTGGTATGAAGGTGACGGACACATATGTTCAGTTTAGTAAAAATCTAACACCACTGCAGTACATCATTCTTGAATCAATGCGAGCAAAGCGTCAGACAGTAGGAATTAAGCCTACGTTTGCTGATGGCAAAGTTGCTGATGGTGTGGAAAAGCTGTCTAAAGGTTTTAATGTTGCAGCAACCACATTGAAGAAAACTCGTGATGTTATTACTCAAAAATTAGATGCTGTTGAAAACGGAATAAATGGAAAAGCTGGTTTGGTGCAAAGAGCTATTGAAGCAGACCAGACATCAGGATTAGCCGTTCAGTCAGTCATTGACACCGTCGATATCTTTATCGATGACATAGAAAACGGACGTGTTACTAAAACTGTAAAGCGTAAGAACGATCAAGGTGTGACTGTCGACGAACAATCGCCAATAGTTGCCAAGACTTACTTTGATGGCTTGACTAAAAATGAAAAGCGTTTACACACTCTGACCGAGTTGTCAGTTTCTGGCACAGACAGCCCACTATATAAAGAGTTGCTTCAGCGCTTTAGTGACCTAAACAGAACATTCAATGTGTTAGATAGTCTTGAGGGTGAGGGTGTCAATAAAGCAGTCGACCTTCTGATATCAACAAGTGTCATACCGCCATTGAATATTTGGACACGTAAGGTTGAGCAGCGTCAAGGGTATGCGAAAGTAGCTAAGGTAAAGGAAACGGCGACCGACATTGTTGCTCAGGCTGAAGTTGCATTGCAAGACGCTGAAGGTAATCAACTTCGTGCATGTGATCCAAGCATTGAGGTAAACAGGAACCTAAGCAAGTACGTCAATCTATTGAAGCACTTAGGTGTAAATGAAAAGTCACAAACTGTATTCACCAATGAGCAACTTCGACAGATTGCAAGAATTGGCAATGGCACCAACGACACCCAGGCTGCATTAGATTACACAACTCTGGTCAATGGCCGGGATGAATACATTCTTAAACCATTAAAGTCATGGTTGGAAAATCACAACACTAGCCTGTCAAAAATGACGATTGGCGAATTGAATTCATACATGGCTGAAACAGGTATGTCTTCTGATGATTCATTTGCAGTCATGTCTTCTATGCTTAAGATTTTGACACAGCAACGGTCATTGATCATGCCTTTCGTAGTACAGAACGGTCGCCTTCCACTTGTCAAGGAATTGCCAAGCCTAGCACAGGCTTTAATGAACAGTAACAGAGGACGTAATGGGAAAGACGGCAAGCCTAGCTTTGAAGCAACTCTAAAAGCGTTGACAAGTCAACACAGAAGTCTTGTTGACAATGTGGCTAGTTATGGCTTGACGTATATGACAAATGCTGCCTCAGTGTCAATGATCGAGCGCACGCAAGTAAAGGCTCTTGACGCAAGCCGACAACTGTATGGCCTCCTTGTTAATGGTGATCCAGTTACGATGGATCAACGTAACGGTGAACTTAGAGTTACTCTGGTCGATCAGACGAAGATACTAGGATCAAAAGACGCCATCGACTTGGCCATCAATGATGTCAGAACATCTGATAATGCTACACCGGATGTTCGCGACCGCATTGCTAATTTGATGCGTGACACCGAGCGATTAAATGCCAAGCGTATTGTTGACGTAATCTTTAAGATGACGCCTGTTGGTAGAGGTACAGTAATACCAGCTCCGGGTTCTAAAACACCTAGACTATTTGCTACAACTGAAGTTGGAAAAGAACGACTTCCGGTTGAGTTTGAGTTTGCAGAGTTTGTTAGAAAGCGTGCCATTGACGCAATTGCACAAGTATTTGACGATATCTCTGCTGGTGATGGGTTAGACGTCATTAGTAAAACTGGTTACGGACTCAACAAACGACTGTTTAAGAAGCTGTTGACATCCAGTGAGTTTGCAAATGACCCTGCTTATTTTGAGGTTATTGAGCGTGCTAAAAAGGTTGCTGAAGCAGTAGCCAAAGATATGATCATGGCGCGGTATGAGTTAATCCGTGCTCTCAATGACCCCACACTTCAGCTCAATACATACAGACTAAAGTATCCAAACGCTCATGCAAATCAGTCTATTGTCACGGTAATTGGACCAAATGGTTTGCCTGTGATGGATATTGACTACAAGACTGCTTCTTTCTATCGGTACAACGATGATGGTCAGGTTGGTGGTCAGGCGACTGTGTCAAAGCAGAATGAGCGTTTAGGGATGACTAACTCGCAGAACGCGATTCGTGAAATGCTTATCTCGTTGGCTGGTATACAGGCGCCAACAAAACCTGCCGAGGGTGCTACACCTGCACAAGTAGACGCTTACCGTAAAGCAGAAACGCTATTCAAATCGCAAGTTGCTCGTATCAATGCAGCAGCGCTAAGTGCTAAATCACTGCGTGTAATGCCAGCAGAATACTGGGTTGGCAAGGACAAGATCCGTCCAGCTAAGGAGATTGTAGAAGTAGAACCGATGTACATGAACAGCGTCGATGAGAGTGCTGAACATGTAGACTATCTTGCCGGTACACGAGATCCAGAAACAATTGACACATATGTCAAACCTGTTGTTATGAAATGGATCAAGCCAGATGGAGATGGTATTCAGCGAGTACAGCTTAACGATAATGGCATACCTGCGTGGGACGGATATGGTTATACCGTTATGGACGGTATGGGCAATCGCAGTCACACATATGCACAACTTCGCGCAAACGGTTTGTCTGCAGACAAGGCACTAGAAGTTTATGCGATGACAGAGCATCCAGAGTTCCTTAAATGGAAAGCTGGTAATCTGGTCGAGGCTATTGACCTTGTAGATCCAGGCTACATGCTTGGTGACATGTCAATTGATGAGCGACGCGACAAGCAAGCTCGCGCAATCATCATGGCAGAGAGACTCAAGAAGTACATTGACAGCTACATGCAATCGCCAAATCCTCAGAACTTTGAGTGGATTAAGCATTACTATGATGAGTTGTTTGGTCATTCAATTAAGACCGAAGAAGAGCTGCAAAAGGTTGTTCAAAACCTAGTCAAAGATAACATTAATCTAGAAGCACTACGTGTACAGACCGAACAGTTTATTGACTTGAATATGACAAACGACGTTGCTCATTATGTCAAGCCAGCTCAGTCGTACATCAGCGCAGGTAAGCAGGTTAAAACAGGCAAGCCGTTCACGACAATGGCATTTGCTTATGCAAATGTTGGTCCGTTGACATATCAGGCTCCGGGATTGCAAGTCCATGATCTTGGTAGTGGCTTGCATAAAAACAGCAATCACTCGTCTCGTGCAAGGTTTATCAAATTCAACAACCCACTTGTTGTTGATTTGAAGAACAGCGGTATTGATACATCCGTATTGAAACGAGAAATTGGACGTGCAATGCAACGCGGTTATGACGGCATCGTATTTACAAACTACGTTGACTCGATGTTTGATACAGCAAAGAAAAACGTTGCAATAACTCTTGACGACAAGAACGTTCGGTACTTGAACGAAATGCATCTTGGGTCTACTCGCAAAAAGACAGCCACTGTAGATGCTATCGAGCCAATGTTTATGAATCCAATCGAGGCACCAGTGTCTCGTGAAAGAGCACCAGAACTGCTTGAAGAAGGCATGATCGACATGCCGACTACGCGACAGCAACGGTTTATGTCCGGCGGTAAAGAGGTTGCATCTACAGTGTTTGACAACTATCAAGCGATTGTCAGAATGCCACTATCTCTTGACTGGGCTTTTACAACGATCCAAGGTGGTAAAGCATTGTTTGGATTCTTGACTGGCCGTAAGTATGACACGATGTACGCGCTAACTGCTTTGGTTAAGTCATGGCAAGGCTTGATGCCGAATAGCAGTATTACTATTGCTGGCAAGAAGATTGGATTCGACAAGCTTGGTCGTCGTAAATACATGGAGATTTATACGAACCTGCGTAAAGATCCATACTACGAAGCGGTCAAAAAGTCTGGCGCACCATTGCACATGTTCAACCTTGAGCGACGCATTGAGGCTGAGCGAGATCGAATCTATCGTGAGAACAATGGAACTGTTCCATACAACGAAATCAAGATTGATTTGATGGACTACGATGAGCGCGGTAACTTGACTGACTTCTTTGAGAAAAACACCATCATTGGGTCGATGCCATTCCAAGGCATGGCAGAGCGTCAGATTAGTTTGCAACACGATTTGTTGCTTTTCTATCAAGTAAAGCATCAGTTGCAAAACAACCCGGTCTTAAAAAACTTCAGTGCAGATGAAGTTGGGGATCATCCAGATGCAAAGCACGTTGCCAACTTCCTTGCATTGTCTCTTGGCGACTTCCAGTATTCCACTGATGAACGTAAAGACGCTGTATGGGGACGCGTTGGTAAGATTGCATTCGTTGCACCACGTTGGATGTTTGCAAACTTCCTCGTCAATCCAGTCGGTAACCTATTGATTAGTAACATCCCACAGGTTAGCGAGTATATGCGTCGCAACATGGGAGAAAGCAATCGTGTCTTTGATTTATATGACAAGGACATATATAAGCGAAATCCGGACTTTGTAAAATATCAAGTGGCGTCTACAGTTGGTGTTGCAGCTTGGATGTTTGCGTTCCAGTGGTTAGCTGAAGCAGTTGGTCAACTGATGGGTAATGGGCGAATCAATGGTAACGCAGATAGAGTTGGCTCTTACAGGATTGGTGACTGGAAGTTTGGAGACAACACAGGTTCGCTTGACTCATTGAACTTAATCTACACAAACTGGCGATCATTTATTGGCGCTGACCCATCAGTTGATACACGTTATGGTGCAACGTCGCCTACAGAAAAGTGGATATTCAAAGTTATGAATACACTTGGGTATCGTGCAAGTCCGGTTATATCTAAGCCGATTGCAGCGATTTACGGCAAGGATGTCTTGAATCGACCTGTATGGAATCCAGATGATTCGCTCAATGATGTTTGGCGAGATCAATTGGCTCCAGGTTTACAGGCATTGGGTTATGATGTGCCTAATCAGATGTCGTTAGCTATGTTCTGGACATCAACTGCGCCATCGTTTATGCAGGAATATGTAAGTGCATATGACGTAGCATTAGAGAATACGAGTGACAAACACACTGCTACAGCAATTGCATTGCAACAGCTCATTGCAAGTTTCTTAGGTTCACGAATTAAGTATGATCCGTATATTGATCAAAGAGACATGAAGTTAGAAAAACGCAGGTCTGCGATAGAGCGAGCTTGGCAATACGCACCGTCCGCTAAGGACATTATCGAGAAAGGTGACCTGTCTAGGTTTGTAACTGGTAAATAATAAAGGGGGCAGTGCCCCCTTCATTAGATTACGTGTACTCTTTCCACCTTTGCAACAAACTCAAGTTGTTGTGTAGCTGATTTAAGAATCGTGTATTCGTCATCCTCGTGTAAGTTGTTTACAAGCTCGTACATGAGGACGACGCCCTTATTGTTTGTGTACTCAACTTGCTGTCCAGATCGTGCAACAACACGAGGCTTACGTGAAGCCATGAACATCACCGCAAGCATAAAAGTTAAACTGCCACCGATCATACATCCGCATAAAAATTCAGCCATCTTCGTCTCCTGTTAGGTTTAGTGTGACACCAGGTGCTATCTCTACGTTGTCTTTATCTACCCATGTGCCAATTTCATCGTAGTTAAACTTAAGTACACCCATGCGTAACGCAGCTTGATTGATATTGCTAACACCAAGTGTTTTACATACCTCGGTCAAGTGTACGTCAAGTGTTCTTCGTGTTATCTGTAGTTTCTTGGCAGCATCGTTACGGTCTTTGGATGCAATGGTCACGATAAGTATCCATCGCATCCAAGGAGTTATCTTTTTAGGTTTTACCAATCCGTTAGTGGCAGGTCGTCGAAACGTGCCTTTTGTGGTGTGAACTGTAGTCGACATTCACCAACTTCTCCATTTCTGTTCTTCGCCACGATTATCTCGGCCTCCTCGGACTCAAGGTCAATTCGTTGCGACATGTTTGCGTAGTACATCGGACGATATAGAAACGCCACGACGTCTGCATCGCTCTCTATGTCTCCAGACTCGCGAAGGTCACTCATCATCGGCCTCTTGTCGTCACGCTTCTCTACGGCGCGACTGAGAGACGACAGAGCCACTACGCAAACGTCCAGTTCTTTGGCAATAGACTTGAGACCGCGACTAATGACGCCAATCTCGCGAGTTCTGTTGTCGCCCTTTGATTCAATCATCTGAAGGTAATCGATGAATAGTATCTGTAGACCATGTTCTCTCTTCAGTCTTGACGCCTTTGCTCGAAGCTTGTGAATGTCCATGCGGTTGTCCGCAGTGATGTACATCTTTGTGTCGAGCAGCTCAACACGTGCAGATGATATGAGTCGGCGCTCATACTCGTCCATTACCTTGTTCTGAATACGCTTGCCGTTGATTCCGGTCATGAGTGAGATGATGCGCTGTGTGACCATGGCGCTGGACATCTCAATTGACGCAAACATGACAGACCCACCAGCACGAGCAACGTTTATAGCACATTGCAAAGCCAAAGCGGACTTCCCCATTGAGGGACGAGCGCCAAGAATAAACAACTCACCTGGTCGGAAACCATTTGTCAGATCATCCATCGCAAGGAACCCTGTCTTGATTCCAGCCATGTCTGAAACAGTGCGTCCAAGGATGTTGTCAAGTTCTTCGTCGATGAAGTCATCAACATGTGGCGTAGCATTGATGTTGTTGCTAAGCGTCCCAACACTTTCGACAAGTGTGTCCATGATTGCTGCAGCATTTGAGTCAACGTCGTACGCTTCGGTCATAGCAATGTTTGCTTGCTCGATGACTCGTCGTCGATTGCTGTGCTCCTTTACGATTCTGGCGTACATCGCAACGTTGCTTGATGTTGGTACGAATTCACCAATCTGCATGAGGTATGCGATGCCACCACAGTTTTCCAATTCCCTCATGGCTTGAAGCTCGGCGCTCAGGCTCACAATGTCAATTGGGTCAGCGTTGTCCATGATGCGTTCCATGGCATGCCATATGACACCGTTAGCCTGACGATAGAAATCGTCAGGACTAATCAGGTCAGCGACGCTCGACCAACACTTGTAGTTGAGCATCACGGCGCCAAGAAGCGACATCTCGGCTTGGATGTCATGTGGCGGTGTCATTCAGTGATAGCCTTCACAGTTGCTTCACCAGATTCAAGCTCAGACTTCTTCTCTACTGGGGGAGAAGTCAAGAAGTGATCATTGGTGTCACTGATGATGTAGTAGGCATACGCCTCGCTGATTGCTGCCTTGGATTCATCACTAGAGATGTTGCCTATGCGCGTCCAGCCACCAGCCTTATACACAATCTCGTTGACACAAGGGTGCCACCGCGTACCATAGTCAATGCGCTTGTTGGCAGGAGCCATAATGCATGTCGTTGACACAGCGTCGAGAACTTGTTGAAGCGTAGGCACGTCCCCGAACATGCGCAGACCGATGTTGCGAAGCTCTGCAACTGTTGGCCTGAACTCACACTTTAGCAGTACAGTGCGCATAATGGCGCCGACTACGCGGTCATCCCAGCCACGCATGATGGCGAGATAAATCTGGGCGATGCTATCGTCCCACTTTACATTGCTTGGCAAAGTTGCCAAGACACTACAAACTCCAGCAAACGTTGTTTTGTCCATACTTCCTCCAAACTGTTTATACCGGCAACAATACTAGGTTGTCTAGTCCTGCCAAATCCTATCCACTTGACTAATGGTGGTCGAAACAAGGTCTGTCTTCTCGTTATTGATTGCTGTCGACCAGTGTTTCCAAAGAGCGTTGATCGTGACCATGTCTTTACGTCCTCCCCATTTTCTGAGCAGATTACTTGTCGCTGTACTCACCTGTTCTGGTGTCACACCCGCAGCTTGCATTGATCTAAGGACGTGATGGGCGCCACGCCATTCGCCAAGCATGAAGTGTGTTGCCAGCATCGTGTCAGTAAAGACCACTTCCCGATAAGCAAGGTACAAAGCTTTGGCAGGGTCATCGTCAACAGGCATCTTGATGGAATCCCGTTTAGTCCCCTTTTTGGGGACTATAGGGGTATCTTCTTCTTTCTGTATATTCTTTAATGTAATGACCCCTGCATTTTTTGCACCCTCCTCCCCTGCAGATTTTGCACCCTCCCCCCTGTCACTTTTTGCACCTACCCCAAAGCCGTCAGGCATGATGATGTACCCGTTAGTTGTACGTCGACCACTTTCTACGTGACGCTCCTCCACGCGAAGTACCGCGTATGGGCGCTCTGGCGTGACCGTAGAGAGGCTTTTGACTGCGTTTCGGACTATCCGTTCACTCAGGCCTGTATTTTCGCATACAGACGAAATTGAGGGGTAGCTGTAACCTGTTTCGTCTGCACGTAACGCAAAGCATGTGAGCACTAGCCACTCACTGCCTGTGAAGTCCTTCAGAAAAGGCAAGAGTTCGTGGTGCAATACCACGAACCCTCGGTTTGTTCTCTGCATAGACGCATGAGAACCTTTGAACATACCAATCATTTCCTACCGTCCTTTAAATGGGCATATCTGACACACTTGCACCCCGTCACGGCTAACGCAAGCAGCAGATTCAAGCAGCTGTTTAGCTGCAGTAACAGACAAGCCTGGTGGGACTTCGACCTGCTCACGTACACGTGGAGTAAGGGTCTCACCTCTGACTGTGTCAGCAAGCACCTCGACAGACCATTGCTTTTGAAAAGCTTCAGTAAGCATCCGGGCTTGGTCGTCGTGGCTCAGTTTACATACGATGCGGTGATGTGTCCACGACAGTTGCGGATTTCGCACACTGATCGGTACATTCCGCGCAACCCATGAGTAGTTAGCAAGGCTCTGGTACGAGTGGCCGGTAAGCTCCATGGCTTGTGTATACTTTTCACCGTATCTGCCTTCACCGTAGTTGAGTGCATCTCCAAGTGCCCATTGGAAGGATGTCTCCATCTTGACCAGTACTTGCATTAGATGTTCCCAATGCTCGTAAGACAGTTCACCAGAAAACTGGATCCCTGTCTCCGAGACGTGTACTGAATCGGGTATCCCACCGATTTTGACAATGTCATTCTTCATCTGGTGCTGGCTCCTTGAGTCCAATAAACTTGACTACCTCTTGCTCCGGTGTCACTTCGCAACCGGCAGGTCTGATCTCGCTGTAGAGAAGAAGGTCGTTTACTGATTGCGGTGAAAGCTTTGAGACCAATACGGTCTCAGCAACTTTTACTGCGTCTGGTTGATAAGTCTTTGCCCAAGCAACCGCAGCCTCTTTGTTAGTGAAATTGATTTTCGCTTTACTGGTACGGAAAGTAACCTCGCCGTAAGGGCTTGTGTACGTTTTCTTGTTGCGTGGCAACATCTGACGGGCGACTTCCGTAGCCTGAACACCGTACTTCAACTCAATCCAGCTGCGCCGTGACTCAAGAGCCTTAATGCGCTTTTCACACATCTCTTGGATACGCTTTAGCTGGGCGCGTTCGGCGACAATCAGTGAATCGACTTCAAGCATCTTGCGTTGAAGAATCCAGAGGTCATGCTCGCTTTCGACAGTTCCATTCTCAAGCCAGCCGTACGCCCCCACTACCTCGCCGGTAGTGGGTTCGATTATCCATCCGTTATCGCGGATAAGTTCGTCCTGTGTGTCCATTATGCTTCACCCTCCTCAACGAGTAAGTCGTTTGCAAACTTCTCGCCATCGTCATATGTGCTCATGCGGTTAATGGCAGCGTTTAGGTTTTCAGTCGTCATGGTTTCGGAGCCGAACATGCGACGATAAATGCTTTTGGCGTCTGCTGGAGTAACGTCCTCGCCAAACAGTGCCTTGCAGTTGTCCATGAACAGATTAGCTGCAACCTTGTATGCAACCTGTGGGTCTTGAGCCTTTGTCACAGTTGGTGTTGCATTCATCTTCATCGTTCCTGGGATTGGCGTATCAACGATGCGCTCGCCTTCATCCAACTCATCGAGTGCATACTGCGTACCGTAGCCAGCCATAAGTAAGGCACGTCCAACGGCGCCGGTCAAGCTCTTCTCTTCAAAGTCAGGGAAGTGCGCTTTATGCTCGCGCTTGTGTCCTGTTGCGACGACACGTCCGTGTGGGTCAGTGATGCTGGCTCGCGACAGACAAGAAGTCTCATCTGTTTGTACGATTTCAGCAGTGATGCCCCATCCTTCGGACACAGGATGTTCATCGCGGAAAAGCGCGATGCGAACATACACGGGGGCATAAAGCTTGCCCCCTTTCATCTTGATCAAGTGGTCTTCAATCTTCATTGTTTTCCTCCTCCAACTTTGCGATGAGTTTGTCTTCTTCATCGCCTCCCATCACAGAGCGTACAAAACTGTAGTTGTTCATCAGTGCTTCAGTTACGCTGTGTGTGTTGCCATGATAGTACAGTGTTGCGTTTTCAGCAAACCGAAGTAACGGGTACACGCTAAACCTCAACGAATCAAAGTCGGCGATGTTTTCAATGTTGACTTCTGCTTTGCTGAGATTGATCATAAGGTCTTCCATGCTGGATCCGATGATGACTGCATCGTCCTTTACAAGGTATTCACCTTTGTACTCTGCTACCACGATTGTTGTTTGCGGGTCGCAGATAAGTTTAGAGTTGATCGATGGCGTGTAGGTTAGCGATGTAGCAATCCAACCTTTGCCACCCATCAGTAATCGCATCTTGTTGCGATAGATGATCATGCGGAAACACATGCCAAGTGACGCCCATGTAACAGGACGCGCAACAATGCTTTCTTTAAACCCTCCACGAACTTTCTCGACCTGCTCGTAAAGCAGCTCTGGCGTGTCACCAACAAACACGCACTCATGTTCGCCTGTACCTGCAATCAAGGTGCTTCCGTCGTCACCTTCTGCGTAGTAACACATGACTCGTGGGTCATGGTCAACTGTGAAAAACCAATCAACTTCCAATGGGGTTGCGTTCAATAAACTTCTCCAGTCTCTCGACTTGTTTCTCGCATCCGTAGATGCGTTCATACTTGAGCAGCACATCAAGTACTTGCTCTAGCGTTCGACAGATGACAGTCATGTTCTGGTCTGCCATGCATTTCTGTTCTTTACGAACAGCGCCTGTCTTTGTTTTCAGCTCGATGCCTAGTGCCACTGGCAGTTGCCAGTGTTGGCAGTGGACATACAGGTCTGGGCATCCAAGGCTGTTGCCTTGCCATCCCGTTGGGTAGTGCAGGTTCTTGCATCGTGGGCATTGCACCTTACGGCGAGCTTTGCCTGTCTCGATCACTGTGTACCCAAGGAATCCCAGTGTGTTGCGAACAAGTGTTTGAAATTGTGATTCTGTACTCGCCATGGTGTATACTCACTGTGAGCGAATTGTTTGTCCTACCTCCTCTGCTCAAATAAGCCACCTCCGTCACAGGGTGGCTTATTGCTTTTCTCCTGTCAGGAGAAGTGTATCACGGTCTAGGTTTGCAGTTAACCCAGTCCCAGCAATAACGTACGATCGCGTATGTAATCGGATAGCCTCCAAGGCTAACATCTATTCCAGCCAGTTTCATTGCCATATGGCATGCCTTAGCGTCTGGCGCTGATCGTATGAGTGCTTGATACTCAGGCACTTTGTGTATTGTCTGTATCCAGTCAGCGTGACGGTGTGTTGGATGAGCTGAAGTGTTGACCGGGTCAAGGTGCTTCTTGCGTCGCGCCTTCCATTCTGTTTCGCACTGTACGACGCCAGACTCAATGGCAATCATGTATATGCGTTCCATCGGTCTGACGCCGTTCAGTATGTCCAGTATGTCCGTGTATTGCCTGTAACTGAAGTTGACACGATCAATAGTCACTGTATTTGTGTCGTGGTTCAGCACGGACGCCTTTGCCCATTCCAGCGCTATTGATTTAGCGTGTTCATAGTGAAGCGTCCATTCCCATCTGCTTACCTTGCCAGTAACTTGGACTCGGTAAAACTTCATTCGGGTCTGATTTTAAACGTCATACGCTTGCGACATGTATGACACATCCAGTGTGGTGTCCAATCGCCAGACAGGAAGGCATCTACGACCTCCGGTACGGTTGCGAACTCAGTGAGCTTGCACTTGTTGACAGGAAGCAGCAATGGTCGTCGCCCAGGCTTATTCCAGACCAGTTTCTGGTCTGTGATTGGGTCAGCATCAGGGATGTCGTCTGGCACTACAAATGTAGCGATGTCGACCTGCATTGGTGCCCATTGGAGTGTACACATGACAGTGTTGTCCATGCGCTTCCAAATGTTATAACGAACCCGCCCCCACATGGGAGCGAGTTCGGGTTCGGACTCATTTGTCCATCTGTTCAGTAGTCCTTTGACTACCCTTGATTCATTACTCATGTTTATCTCGTGTTCAATTCGTGTCTATCTCTTGTTTATTCGCGGATCTGTTACGAATCCGATAAGCCAGCAGATAGGCATTATAGGTGTCAGTATCATTGCAATCGCCAGCAGTGGGATGGCGACTACGTAAAAAGCTGCAAGGAGCAGCGCTACTATTGTGCTAATGGCTTCTATCATTGTCTCTCCAGTCTAGTCATACCTACGTGGGTTGGTTGTGCTTTCGCTAAGAAAACCCTCCTGCCGAAGCAGGAGGGCTGTGTGGACTAGTCGATGACCTCGTAGGGCGTCCGGCTGAGGCGGAAGTTGAACGCGCCCCAGATGGCTGTGTCCTTTGACGTGAATGCCAAAGTGTAGTCGTATTCGTCATGCCCGACTTCGAGCTTTATGTCGAACACGTCTGTGACATCGCCCCACAGGAACGCGTTGGTCACTGCGTTAATCGATGTAGCACAGAGACCGATTGACGTGCTGAGAGAGACGTTGCGGTCATCAATCCAAACGCGATAATTGGACGACACCCTCTCAAGTGTCCCTGCGCGATAGGTGCGCCAGATGCTGATTCCTTCACCGCCACCGCTGAACACGTCAAGAACGCTCTTGACTTGCGCGGATGTGAGTGTGCCTGTCCCAACAAGGGCAAGGGCTTCGGCGTGTGCGTCGGTCAATTTGACCATGGTAGTTACCTCCACGCTGGTGATTCGCCCCACCAGCAAGGCTCGCAAACAGTGACATTTATGATATCGCCACAGCGCCACCATGTGTGACACCGGGCGACAACATATTTAATCCGACCACCAACTTCCATCGATGCGGGCTTCCAGACCTTGCTGTGCGTACCTGAGTGCCTCGGAATTGAGGTGATCGCACCACTCTTCGAGTAGGCTCTTGTAATCCTCGGTGTCGTCCCAGAGTTCGTACAAGGACTGTTGCTTGTGCTTTTCGCACCAAGCTTCCAGCGTGTTGTTGATGTAGACGTACCAATCTGGGCTGTGTCCGTTGGCTTGCCCCCACGAAAAAGGAACCATCTGGTCGATGAGCGCATCGGTGTTGATTTGCTGGTAGGTGACCCACATGGAGCCTTCTTCCAACTCTTCGACGTACACGATGTCGTCCCACTCGCCTGTGTAGCAGTCACATAGGTCGATTTCGTGGTCAGCGCTGATGTCTTTACTCATTTCAATACCTCCCGCCACCTGTGTCGTCAGTTGGTGGCTCTGCGTAGTCAGGGACATAGAACTCTGACATGATGCTCTGCAAAAATCCTGCGGTGATTTTGTCCATGTCGTAGACGTGTCCGTCAAACGCATCGTAGTAGTCCGCATGGGCGTTCCAGCAGTTGATGACGAACTCCTCGAAGGCGTTGTGTCCATCGTAGTCGACCATTGGATGCGTGATGGTCAAACCCTCGATTGCAGGGTGCATCTCGCCAATCAATCTGCCGAGATTCGTGTACGACTCGGACACGTTGTAGACCCATTCATCAAGCTGAGCAAATGCCGGGCTGGAATGCATGCTCTGGAGCAGACTTGCAAGGATGGGTGTGCGCCCCCGAAGGAGCGCGATGCGATTCTCGATAGTGTTCATGTTAGTTACCTTTCTCCAACTCACGTGCGATGCAGTTACTGCAAGGGAAGTGGCACCAGTCGCCACACTTGCCACACTGTCCGAAGTCTGGCTCGTCGTCGACCACGGAATCCTCTGCGTCCTGTACCTCAAACTCGACGCCTTCTTCAGGGTCGCAAACGATGACCGCAGTGACCTTGCCGTCCCTAAACTTCGGGTCAATCTCGTAGACCTTGAAGATGTCCGCTGGCAGGGAGTTGCCCCCGTGAGGGCAATCCACGCGGACGGTGATGGTGGCGTTCTGTGGCAGAAGCGCCAACTGTGCAATCAATTCTTGTACTGTCATTACTTTGTCTCCTCCAGCCAGAAGTCTGGCGCACACTTGTCAATGTTCTCATCGATGTACTGCATGATGGTGCATGCAGATTCTTCAGTCAGTCCTGTCCAGCCAATCTGGACATTCACGGTGTCACTGTCGTCGCAGTCGCCTTCGCAGTCCTCGCCTGTGCATCCAAAGTACACGCCATATTCGATGTTGAACATGGTCGTGTCCGGAGCGCCGGAGTCAGGGTCGGTGACCCATGGCTCGTACTGGCATCCGAGATTCTTGTGGCACTTCTTGTCGAGGCTCTCCCACCCACCGAGTCTGCCTCGATGGGTGATGATTGCCTGTGCCATCACGATGATGGCGTCTGCGATGCGCTTGTCTGCTGTGCCGATGATGTCGTCGGCGATGTTCTCATCTGTCATTACTTTTCCACCTCCGTGTTGTAGCGGAACCTGAAGTTTGCCTGAATGGCATTGCGTGAACATCCGTATGTTGCCTTGCTGTAGAAGGTCAACTCAAAGTCGTAATCCTCGAAGCACGTATCGAAGTAAGCGTCGAAGTTGTCGGTGTTCCACACGTCTGACGAGAGGAACGTTGCAACGACAGCAGGTACGGACATTGGGCAATGTCCCCAGCCGTGTGAAAGGACGATGTAGTTGGCTCCGTTATCGCTCAGTGTGACGTGGTACGCACACTCTTCGATTGCACCAGCCCGTTCCACAAAGTGCTTGCCGTACGGGAAGTGCTTCCGTGCAAACGTCTTGATGATGTCGTTCAGTTGAGCCTGGTTGAGTTTCGTGCCTTGCACGATGCTGAGCGCTTGCTTGTCTTGTTCTGTAAGTCTGACCATGATGAACCTCCATGCCTGTGATTCGCCCCACAGGCAGGGCACACAAACACTACTTGTTGAGGTAGACCTCATTCACGAAGTCATCCACGATGGGTGAGAAGATGTCGTAGTACTGCTTGACACCGCCCCAGTCGCACATCATCTCGCCACGTCCAACCTCTGGGTCATCGGCACAGTTGCCGTACACCATGTAAACGTGGAACACGTTCTCGGTTGGCGCTCCGGGCTTGTGCACAAGGAGCCACTCCTCATCGCAATGGTTCATCGCGTCGATGATTTCCGAAGCGCTAGAGATCATTGTGATGTCATCGCCATCCTCGTCGCCAAGGTTTAAGTCAATGGACAACTCAAGCCCGTGCTCCTTGCACACAGGGAGCAGTAACTCCACAAGCTGATAAGCATGGACGTGCTCACAAACCCCGCGCCACTGCACACCGGGGTCGTGAGACTTCTCCACCTTAGCCGTCATTCGCGCCATGTCCTCTACAGGAACCATTAATGCTCTCTTTACCATCTCTTACCTCCTAATCCAACGAATCAATCATGCCAAGGACGAACTTGTCCTCGTCCGTCAACTCATCATCGCATCGGCACTCGTGCTTCGTGACAACGCCATTCGAGCCATGCAACTCACCAACGAAGTCGTCCTCGTAACAAGCCCACGAGATGTCAAACGACAACTCAGGGTGAAGCGCTACGATGCCCTTGAACCAGTCAATAGGCTCGTTCCACGCGCTGTCGATGTACATGGTCAATGTCGCGTCCATTCCGAGACCAGACTGTCCGAGTTCATCACACACCCAATCTGTAACCCGTGCATGGCAATCAGACCAGTCATGCAAGTCTGTGTCAGGATGCATCACAACCATCTGTCGCAACCCTACCTCGAAGTCCAAGTCGCCATCAGACCCGTAAGGGAAGTGACGCCCACGGAAGGCGCTCACATTCTCAAAGAAACCATGCACACGAACGATGCTATCAACAGTATTAGCCATTGCTAACCTCCAGTAAAACAACACGCACAATATAACCTGTACGCTCACACAGTGACCATACAGGCGATAACGCAAACAACAACGCATCAAGCGCCATTCGATAGGCAAAAGGCGCCTTTTTGAGGGAATTTAATAGGACACAGGATAGGGGAAGTGTTGTCTGGATGTGCCACGCATCTCCAGCAATCCTACATGTGTTACCTACTAACTACCTACCCTGCAAATTCTACTAGGGTAGCAGAAAGTGGGAGGGTAGCAGATTTTGCACCCTCACCCTGCAAATTCTACTAGGGTAGCAGATTTTGCCCCGCAGGTAGAACCCTCACTCCAATACCAAATACAGAACAGACCAGACCACAAGTCATAGCCTATACCTACGTGTGTGTGTAGGATTGCCGAAGGACGTTAACCCTACAACCATGCACTACCAGCGGGGCGTGCGTGGGGTTTAAACAAACTTGGTGGGTGGGAGCCGAAGCCCCCACCCGGTGGGCTACGCTACTGGAAGCGTAACCCATTTGCCTGTGCTACCGTGTGCACGGATTGCACGGTGTTGCTGTCCCATGCAAGCCTTGCACGATGCGCACGGCACAAGGTCCATGCGGTCCTTGAAGCGCGGGTCTGATGGACAGGACCGCGTACCTTTCAGACTCTTGAAATGCGTCTGAAAGTCATCGTGCGGTAGCACGGTAAACGTGCCTGTCCAACCCATCGCGATAGCCTCGGTCTGGTCGTCCTTGGTGTCACAGGACGCCATGACGCGACCCATAAGACCGTGCGACCAAGCTTGACGCCATTGGTGCGTGTAGCCTGTCCATGCAGACACTTTGTATAGGACGCTGTCCCATACATCGGCAGGTACCATGGCAGGGTCGCCATAGGCGCCCATGCGAACAGGCTTGTTAGCACGTAGCACCATTGCATTGACGTCATCAAGCGTCACAGCAGGCACGTTACCGCGTGTATAGGCGCCATAGATGGACGCTGGCGCATTTGCTACGCGTACGTAGCACGTGCGAACGCGCTTGGTTTCTACCTTCAATTGTCCGCGCTTGGTGCGTCGGACGCGTGTACGCATCTGGTAACGATGTGAACAATCACCGCAGATTGACGCATCCATGCCCATTTTGAGAGCCTCTTGTGGATGCATGTCAAGGCGCAAGATATAGGTCTGCACCATGTCATCCGTCTTGCTGTTGGGCTTGTTGGTCTTCTGTAGACCCGTCACAAACAAGCCGATGGTCGTACCGTCAATCGGTGATGTGCCTACCCAAGCAAGCACAGTGTTTACGGCATTGGTGCCGTTCTTTGTAACCAGTTTCATACTGTTTACCTCCACATAATAATGAAATACAGACGCAATACCACCATAACTAAAGCCTATACTTACGGGTGGCGTGTAGATCACGAGTGGCTGATACATGCTCGTACCAGCGGGGCGTGCGTGTGGTGCGATAAGCACAAAAAAAAGGTGGGAGCCGAAGCCCCCACCAGATTAGTGGTTGGTGATATCTACCACTGTTGTGTCGTTGCCAAGTTCGAGAGGCTTTGGCGTCTCTTGCTCTAGCGTGTATTTCTTGATAGCACGTTCTGCAATGCGCTGTTCTTTGTCAGTCTCGTTCTTTTTCCAGAGTTTTGAACGCTCTGCAAGGTAACGTCCCATCTCCCATTCCTCGGAATGGACATAGATGACACTAGTGTCTATGCCACGCTGTTGCGCGTATGTAAGCACCAGTTCCTGCACCATACGGTAGAACATCCGCTCATCGATTTTGTCACTGTAATCGAATTCATCAATAGCATCGGTGACGTATCTGTCTAAGCCTTTGATGTCGTCGGCATAGATGATTTCGTCGCATTCCTGCTTTGTAATGATGTCGCCATCATCAATTGCATCGCGAACGATTTCAATGACATCGTTTCGGTCAAGCGAGTCTGGCAACTCCTTGATGATATTTCGAACGTCCCATGATGTGACGTATTCGGGCGACTCCTCGGACAGGTCGTGAAGTTTTGCCGAGAATGCCGAGAATGCCTCGGCGAGAGCGATGAGTAACTTTTTCATTGTTTGTTACCTCCTAAGTAACATCTATATAGGAAATACACGAACGCGAGCACCACAATACACACCCATACCTACGTGTGCGCTGTAAATCGTGAGCGATCTACAACAAGCCTGTACCAGCGGGGCGTGCTTGTGGTTTGATACAGCAAAAAAGAAGGGGCCGAAGCCCCTCCTTTCTAGTCGGTCACCAACACTGCCCAAGCATCTCGGTCTGGCAACTGTTGCCAAACGCCTTGCAGTTTTGCAATGCATTCGCGCCATGCTGCATGGGGAATGCCGTATTCAGGCCACATCGCGTTTTGTACTTTCCTTGTAGCAAACTGCTCAATGCACCACTCAAGGGAGATGACAGTGCCGAGGTGGTTGCCGTCGACCGTGACATCACAGATTTCAGTAAGTGTGTCGTACACAAAAGTCGTGTCGAGTTGCGCGTCGTACCTTGAATCAAGGCAGACCTGAATGGCGTCGATGAGCATGCCCAAGGTCATAACCTTGTACTTCTCAAACATAAGTTCAAACATGTTTGTTACCTCCTTAGTAACACTTATATAGGATATATAAAACGACCAGCACCATAACCAATACACATACCTACGAGTGGCGTGTAAATCGCGAGTTGGCAACACTAAGCTCATACCAGCGGGGTGTGCGTATGCTGTTAGTCAGCAAAAGTGGAGGGGCCGAAGCCCCTCCGTTTAGTACCCTGGGTCGTTGCTGTCCCCGTACATGCATCGGTCACACTTGTAACCGAGCATTGCTTGAAGTGACGTCAGTTTGCACTGTTGACCACATGCAGGACATGGGCAGTTACGCTCAAGATTCTTGACTGGTATGTCAACGCTTTCTTCGTCGAGGACAATGTCGCCATCATCGTCGATGTCGTCAGCACGACGTCCTCTGTTGCAATCTTCGCAATCGCACCAGTCCTTGGGACAGCAGCTGCACTCACACTCGCCCGTCTCGCACTCCTTAGCGCTAAAGTGCTCATCGTCAAGCACTGGATAGTCAGCTAGTGCACGAAGTATGTCATCTGCCTCAGTGCATGCTTTCTCATTCTCATTGTTGACTAGCAGCACTTCGTACCATCCGCAACCCCAGTGCCCGAATCGGTGAATGGTGTATGCGTCTTCACCGCACGCCTTGAGGATGTCTGTTGCGCACTCAAAGTTAGACTTATCAAGTGCACGGGAGTCGCGATTCTGACCCAAAACGACGAACCACTGAGCGTGTGGCTCAGCATCAGCGAACGACCCGTGACGGCGGTCGAATCCCGTGGGACGGCTATCGCCGAAGCGTTCCGTCAGGTGATTGTATTCCATGTGAATACCTTTCTGTGTACCATATTAGGCACATAACTATATAGAATATAATCACACCACCACCACAACCAGTACACATACCTACGTGGAGCGTGTAGATCGTGAGAGCTGATAACCATACATATACCAGCGGGGCGTGTGTGGGGTTTGAATACACAAAGGTGGAGGGGCCGAAGCCCCTCCGTGTCAACCGCGCTCGATACCGTGCTTATCCCTACGCTCAATGAGTTCCTTGAGCCACGGAATGGAGCCACGCTTTATCGCGTCACTCCGTGCCGGGTCACTGTCGCCAAGTTCAGCCAACACGCGTTCAGCCAATGCAATGCAATCTTCGAGCGTCTTGTGCGTTGCACCGCGCTCCATGCACCATTCATACGTCTGATGAAAGTCCATGTCTTTGCAGACTGTGTAAACTTTCAGTTCAGGCCGTTCAGCGTCGAAGTCGCGGATTGTGCGAGTCAGCGTATTCATGTGAACAAGTTGTTCAACATGAGCTTTGTTTTCAGAGTGGCGCGGATGGCGCTTGTCTTTTACATGAAACCTCATAGTTACCTCCAGTACCGGTGTTTCGCCCCACCGGCAGGGCACTAGACTACGGTTTGGTCTGTGTCTCCACATAACCAAACGCGCAGATGACAACGAATACGCTCGTCAAGAACGAGACATACCAGAATGTTGTTCCGGTGTTGATTGCGTTTGCAACGGACACGATGCCGTGCAGTCCTGCGATAATCGCCAATGCGATTGCAATAACGAATCTCATCGTTATTACCTCCATGTCTAAGGATTCAACGTGCAACCCTTGACATAATCATATGGAATATATATCCCCTGCCACCATAACACCTACCCATACCTACGAGTGGCGTGCAGATCGCGAGGTGGCTAGACATACATGTACCAGCGGGGTGTGTGTGTGCTCTGAACAAGCAAAAGTGGAGGGGCCGAAGCCCCTCCTTGTCAACTGCGATGGCTGTCGTTAGGAGCCAAGTCGTCCTCGTCGTCAATCACGGTTCCGCCAGCCCAATCGGGTAGCGTGTCCTTGATGCTTTGGAGTTCCTTGTCCAGTGCATAGCATCTCACTCGCAAGGATTTTAGCTCCTTGGTCTGGTTTTCGATGTGTTCGGTGCACACCTTGATGTGCGCCTTGTACTCATTGATATCTGTTTTCAGTTTCTCAATGTGCTCGCGGTGCAACGTGTCCGTTGCAGACATATTCCCGACCAGTTCTTCAGCAATAAGATTGCTGTTGCGATAGAACTTGATGTGATTACGATGATGCTCTACACGAGCACGGTAAACATCAATCGCCTCAATAGCGTTGTTGTATTGCAACGTTTTTTCCTGCAGTTTGTACTGCAACGAGCGAACTTCAACGAACGCCAATCCACCAGTAATGGCGAACAACGCACACACAACCGACAGCACCATGATAATAACCATGATAAGTAGCCTCCTCTGACTACACTTATATATGAAATACAATACTGCCACCACCATAATCAATACATATACTTACGAGGTGGGTGCAGATCGCGAGGTGGAATAATATACACGTACCAGCGGGGTGTGTGTGAGGTCCGGAAAAGGGATCATCGCGCAGTCTAGCTGCGCTCCCCCCTTTGGCTTTAGTACCAGCCGTTGCGATGCCCAGGGAGAGGGCGCGAACCCTTCCATGCATCGTAATGCTCCTCTCCGTATAAAACGGTACGGTCTCCGTTTATGGTGATAGTGACACTGTAGAACATGTCACCATCACGCCAAAGTGTGCGCGTCAGCATAACCGTTCGTTTCCCATCAGGTGAAGCGAAATAACACCCTGGTGTGCACACCCCAGGCACCGGGTGAAAGCGACGAAAATCCTTGAATGGCTTCATGCCATACCTCCAAACTTGACAGTGGGGACGCTGTCACCGTCCCCGATTCCGACGATTACTCTGCGCAGTGGCAGAGGTTTCCGCACGGTTGCCGTTCGCGGAATGACATGCAGCCTGGGCAACTACACATGTCGATGTCCCAGTTTTTGTCCTTTCCGCAGGTGGCGCACATGCGCGGTCGTGACGCCATGTAGCGTAGTTGCGCCTCGCGCATCATAGTGACGCGAGTTTCGACGATGTACCCGACCTCGTCTAGCGTGGTGGAATCCGGCACGTAGATTCCTTGGCAGGAATCGATGCCGATTTCAACGATGCCGTCTACCGTTGTTATCTCGACATCGGCGCCGAACATTATCGCATGTATAAACATAATGTTTATCTCTTTGTATCTAAGCGATTACATCTTTGTGTATCACTTGACATAACTATATGAAATACAATCCTGCTACCACCACATCTAATACATATACTTACGAGGTCGCTGTAAATCGAGGGGCAGCTATACTATGCACGTACCAGCGGGGAGGGCGAGTGGTGCATGCAGAGGATCATCGCAAGGTCTAGCCTTGCTCCCCTCTTCGGCTTACTGGATGTAAGCCAGATAAGTGAACGCTGCAACAATAAGCATCCCCATTACGCATAGGGAAGCTGTTGCAAATCTTTCAACCTTACGCGGTTGAAGCATGTCGGGATTGCATGTTGCAATAAAAACCGACATTGCAAAGATAAACATTACGATGCATGTATCTTCAATACTCATTGACTGTATCCTTCCTGCAGAGTGAGGGCGCTGTCACCGCCCTCCGGTTGACGATTAGCTGAGTACCATGTGGTAGCCAGCGTCTGCGGATTGTTCAATCCAATCCGCGTACTCCTTGACGAAGTCGATTGCTTCGCCGATAGTGAATCCACCGCGTGATTCAATCTTCCACGCCATGCGAGCACGAGTGAACGCGTTCAAGGCCTTGCTGACTTCGTGAAGTCTGTCGTTGCTGATGACTACGCAGGTGTCATCGGCACAAAGGTCAATGCCTGTAGTTTCACGAAGTGTGAAACAGAACAGGTTGCCTCGCTTCTCAGATACCGTCACGCCGTCATTCTTCATTGTCAAGTCGATTCCCATTGTCTTACCTCCAAAGTCACAGTGGGGATGCTGTCACCATCCCCGTAGCCGACGATTATTCGCACTCAGGACAGCAGTCAGGTCCCGGAGCACGCACACCACATCGTTTGCAGATGTGGATTTCGGGCGCCGTCTCAATCGGACGGTGCATGAACAGCCACTGTTGAAGCAAAACGCCATCAACAGTATTGGCAACGATTTCCTCAAAGTTTGCCAGTGTCTGTCCGGTCATGACGATGCATCGCGGTGCGCTGTCGACTTCAATGGTGCAAGTGTTCGCACCGATATGAATGACGAGGTCGCATCCCCGATGGATGCGGTGAAGTGTATGCATGGTGCATACCTCCTATGCCTAAGCAAGTACATCATGTATACCGCTTGACATAATCATATGAAATATAATCACAACACCACCATAACTCAGATATATACCTACGTGGCGACTGTAGATCGTGAGGGTTAGCGACAAAGGGCCGTACTTACGGGGCGTGGCGGGGGTTTTTTATATATCCCCCCTCCCCCTATATATATCCCTCAGCTACCCCCTCCCCTACCCCCACATGGCAATCCCCCCTCCCTCTAATATTATAAATATTGTCCCCGCCCCCTACAGTTCATATCCTCAAACTCCTCCTTCTCCCACCGGAGATAATTTCTCACACCGCACAAACAGCGTATGGTACTATACCTACGTGATTAGCTACAAGGAGGTACAGATGGGTAAGGATCATTTGCGTAAAGAATACGAGCAACTATTGTCCGACATGCTGTTGATGCAGTATCGTGTTGAGGTTTTCCGTCGCAACATGCAGATTGAAAACGGTTGCCATTGTGATCAGTTGAGTTTAATGACCAGCCGTTCTGTTGACGAGTTGTTGGACTTGCGTATTGATGCAATGCGGGAAGTTGAGAAAAAGAAACAGTGGTGGATGAGATGAGTAAGAGTACGTTGTTGATGGATGAGTTGCTGTTCAAGGAGGGCACAGCTCACATTGATACGTTGAATTATGAGTGTCTTGGTAAGTTCGATGTCGATGATACGTTGATGGTGATTGATGTGTATCGCACGAAGGCTGATCTGGAAGCTGGGAAGTTGCTTGGTCGTATTTACCGCCCAGGTCACGCTGAGTATTTCAGGGACTGCGGTGAGATTACTTGGAAGTACTTACGTACTTTGAATACTGAGCCAGATGGAGATGGAGTACGCATCCCATGAGTTTGATGAATACGCGGAGTGTTGGGTCTGTATGTTTCCGCAGCCGTATGAAGCGCGAGCCACGTCAGGTGTTTCGTTTGACGGATCATATGTCTACTGAGGTCCAGGACATGATTTGGCTCTGGTACAAGGAAGGTATGACACGGCGTCAGATGATCTCTACGCTGCTTGAGTTGGGTATCCCTAGTCCACCTATGGTTGTCCCTTGGGGTGACAATGCTATCCGTGCTGTATTGGACAAGTATAAGGCTATGGAGAAAAAGAATGGACAAGCGCAAGAAGCTGAATGATGCTGACATCAATAAGATCCATAGGCTTTTGAAGGAAGGTGTTAAAGGTGAGGCTATTATCCACATCATGGGTATTAGCCACACTCACTTTTATAGGATCCAGCAAGCGTATCGCAATGGGGAAATCAATCTAAAGCGTACATCCCTTCATAGTCTTCTACACATGGTGGAGAACGGATTACCATTTAGGCGTGTGGCATGGCCAGAGGGTATTTACTATTACTACGCTATTGATGAACCGCGCCCGTGGTTTGTTCAAGTCAATATGGAAACAGGCAATGAGTTGATCACGTACAGCCTTGACCTGAACCTCGAAGACTTGAAGGCAAAGGACTGGGTTGCACTTACATGGGAGTCAGTGAGCGACCATGTTGTTGACGCCAACAAAAAGGTAATGGAATGAAAAAGACAACGTTGTATCAATACGCTTTGAAAAATATCTCCGTGGTAGATGGTGACACGCTCAAAGCTGACTTAGATCTTGGGTTTGGAGTCATCCTTGCCAGTAAAAAGATCCGCTTAGAGCACGTCAATTGCCCTGAAAAAGATACTGAAGAAGGTAAAGACGCCACGTGGTTCACTGAGTCTTTGGTGCTCGGTGAACCTAGTGTAATCATCATTGTGAAGAATCACCGTGAAGACAAGTATGGTCGGATTCTTGGTACGATTATGATTGGTGACAAGAGCCTCGCTGACGAAATCATAGCAGGTGGTCACGGCGTTGCCTACGAAGGTGGAAAGAGAGTGTAACTGGCATGGCTAGTGCGAAGAAAACGGACCCAGGTAAGTGGAAATCCATAGTTGCAAGCGTAAAAGCTGGCACAAAAGGTGGAGATCCGGGCGAATGGTCGGCTCGTAAAGCGCAACTAGCCACACAGAAGTACAAGTCGTCTGGCGGTGGCTATGTCGGCCCCAAATCAAGCGACAACAGCTTGGCAAAATGGACAGATCAGAAGTGGAGAACCAGTGATGGTACACCATCAAAGGGTACAAAGCGCTATCTTCCAGACAAGGCTTGGAGTTCACTTAGCTCAGGGGAAAAGGCAGCCACAAATAAAGCTAAGGCTACTGGCAATAAGGCTGGCAAGCAGTTCGTTTCTCAGCCAAAATCAATCGCAGCTAAGACTGCACGATACAGATAGGCATATGACACAAGTAATCACTTACACACGCATGCGCGAGCGTTCAAGAGCGCAGAAGTTGGCTAGGCAGACACATGGATCAGCTGGTTACGACCTTGCAAATGGAACTGCAGAACGTATTCCTATTCATCCAGGCAAACATGTTGTGGTGCGAACTGGCATCCGCATTGACATTCCGAGTGGTTTTGAGGCTCAGATCCGATCCAGAAGCGGACTAGCTGCCAAGAATGGCGTAATGGTACTAAACAGCCCAGGTACGATTGACTCAGACTATCAGGGTGAGGTGTGTGTCATCCTCTACAACGGCGGTAGTGACTTGTTTTGGGTTGAGCCAGGTGCTCGCATTGCACAAATGGTAATCAATAAGCTCCCTGATGTCGAGCTGACAGAGGTGGTTACAGGTGATTTGTTTATGGAGGAGACAGAACGTGGAGACAAAGGATTCGGAAGCACTGGATCTTAATGGACATTACCGACATGCACACGACATGCAGCCCGTTGATGTGGCTGACGCATGGGGTCTAGATCGATATGAGTTCAGTACGCTCAAGTACCTTTATCGCAGGGGTCAGAAGGACGGTAACACACGTAAATCAGACCTACTAAAGGCTATCTGGTACTTGGTGTATGCTATTTCCAAGGACAAGAAACTCTGTGGCATGGTTGTCGAGCTAGTTAAATTACATAACAAGTACAAGGAACACCCAGATGGAAAGAGCAAAGAACAGGCCGATAGCGATGGAGGCCGTAAAGAACGCCCGTTTGAACATTGGAGTAACTGAACAAGGTGGAGAAAACCGTGGAAAAGCAGTTGAGGCTTATCTCGCAAGTTGTGTTCCTAGTTTGCCACCCGGCTCTCCATGGTGTGTTGCCGTGGTTCGATTTCGATTAAAGGCTGCAGCTACAGAGTTTCAACGAACGTATGACGTCACTATGCCACGTACCGGGTACACACCTGATTACGTGGCGTGGGCATACAGGGTGGGCAAGTGGATCAGTGTGTCACAAGCCAAGGCTAACCCTTCACTTCTCCGTGAAGGAGATCTTGTGTGCTTCCACTTCCCACAGATGGGGCGCCATGCCCACATGGGTGTGATTGATAAGATTGGCGACTGGGGGGTACACACAATCGAAGGCAACACATCACCTGAGCTTGATGACTCTGAGTTTGTGGATCGTGATGGAGATGGGTATTACCCAAAGGTTAGAAACTGGAGTGAGCTTGGACCAAAAGGTGGGTTTATTGCTCTAGATTTTTAGGGTACACTTCACTGTTTGAAAATAACTAACAACTAACCAAATGGAACCCCGGCACGGCACATGTCGGGGTTTTTGTTTGCCTGACGTGGTATTATACGCACGATAACTTATTAAGGAGGGTACTACATATGAGTAAAGAATACGCGCAACGTACGTTTTTGCACCACTTGCTTGACCGTCAGCGCATGACTCAGAAGTACTTTGCAGAGTTGATGGGGTGCGATCGCCCTAATGTGTCTCTTTGGATGTCGGGTAAACGCATTCCACAGCCAGACACAATGGACAAGATGGCTGATATCTTGCAGGTTGACCGTAACTGGTTGCGCGGTCACATGCTTGGTTTGTGGTTGGTTGGACAAGAGAAGCCAGAAGTATTGACCGTAATTAAGGATCACCTTGCTAGTCATGCTGAAGGCGATTTTATGGATAAATGGATGGGACTAAGTGCTAAATAAAGTAATACTTACCGGTCGGCTTGTTGCTGATCCTGAAGTTGTAAACACGCAGAGTGCGACTAGCGTCGTCAAAGTACGTGTAGCAGTAGATCGTAAGGGCCGTGAAAAAGAGACGGACTTCTTTGATTGTGTGGCGTTTGGTAAAACGGGCGACTTTGTTGCCACTTACCTGAACAAGGGTCGCATGGTCGCAATCATGGGTAACCTCCGTGTACGCTCGTATGACGCCCAGGATGGATCCAAGCGGAAGGTCTGGGAGATTATTATCGATGAGGCCCACCCACTTGACTCACGGAAGACCGAGCAAGGCGAGCAATCCACGCCAGCTCGAAAGCCAGTCGCAACAGACGACATCGAAGATCCATTCGCATGACACGTGAGAGGATTGAAGAAATCTGTGAAAGCGCAGTAGGCAATGATGCCGGGACATTACTTGCCGACGGGCTAGACGCTGGATTCCTCGGTGTCACTGATGATGGCATAGCTGTTTACAGTAAAGAAAAATGCGTTCGCGCACTCATGGAACAAGATGGGCTATCTGATGAAGAAGCCATTGAGTTCCTTGAGTACAACACATTTAGTACTTATGTAGGCGAGATGACACCAATGTTCATCAACACAGGTTGGGATTAACAGTCCCAAGCTCTGAGTGACTTGTTGATACGGCTGTTTGGATCGTTTGCTGTTTTGCTCGATGTGTTCTTGGCTTTCATGCCAGACATGCGAGCACAAAACGACTTGCGACGCGCTGCATCTTTAGGTGTCTTTGGATTTGGAGCAGGTGGTTTTAAATTTGCACCAGTCGTCTTTTTAAAGTAAGCGCGACCTGCAGCGTTGAGACCACCTGCTGGATTTTGATGTTTTTTAGTAACGCCCATTACTTAATTTTCAGTAGTTTACGCATTGGAGAAGCTGGTGCTTTACCTGCCATTGCTTTTGCTGCTTGTGCTGCAGAGATTTTAGCTGGTGCAAACTTACGTCCACCTGTGGAGTTAGCGCGTTGTTTTTTACCATATTCATCGGCTTTAGCAGGTGACATGCCCATGCGTTTTCCAGCTTCTCGACCAACTTTTTCCGCGTCGTATCCTCTGTTAGACTTTCTAACGTCTTTCCAAAATTGAGCATTTTCTCGTGGATTTTGGCGATCGTAATCTATGTCAGATTCCAAATTTCCGCTTAGTTGATCAATTCTATTGTCGCGAGTTTTTGCAAATGCGTCTTTACCCGACTTAATAAAATCTGCATTTGGACGAGCTTGTTGTGGCATGATGTCACTCCTTTGTGACATTGTACTACTATTTTATAATGCCAAGTTTGCGACCTTTTGCCACAGCCTGGTCGCGTGCTTTCATTCCACTGCATCCGAGCTTCCAGTACAGCGAGTCTTGATGAAACTGTACTGTCCTGTGGCTAACGCCAAGCCCAGTAGCAATCTGCTTAGCGGTCATTTTAGATGCCATAGACTTCAAGATCTCTAATTCACGTGGACTCAACTCGTAATCAAGTTGACTGTTAGACGCTTCTTGACTAGTTGTGTCCTGTGCTTCATCATGGCGACGCCACGTATAACCATCGAAAAACATACCTTCGCGGTCTTGTTCTTCCATACGACATCCTCCTGTAGTACAATCCACTAATACGTGCAGGTACACGACTAGCAAGTAAGTATAACACGTGGGGTTGCAAAGTGATAAATCAAATTAACAAACACATCAATCACCTAAGTGTCAAAAAGAACCTGTACGAAATTGAAACAATTGAGCACGGCAAGAAGATTAATAAGAAGAATCTTATGGCCGAAGAGATGAAAGAACACAAGCTTAAGAAAAAGCCTACAATGTCTGAGCTGTTGGGAATCGAACGTAAAGAACACGTTCGCGGTGGGAAAATTGTAATCGATAAGGAGTATTGATATGCCACAGGGAATGCCGTATCCAAAGGGTGAGATGTCTATGCATGGTGCTAAGTCCATGCGTCAGCTTATGGGGATGGAGAAAAAGGAAGAATCCAAAGCCAAGATGACGACAAAAGGCAAAAAGACAATGCCAAAGAAAATGGGGATGAAGAGTGGAAAAGGCTGTTAAAGGTAAGCAAGTTCCTTCTAAGGAAGACCTGCAAGTAGTTCTCCCTCCGAAGAAACTAATGCAAGGTCAGCGTGTTATCAATAAAGCTCGTGTTATGACGGGGCAAGGCAGATCCATCAATAACATGATGAATCCAGCAGCTCGTATGTCGCCATACCGTAACGCGCAATAGGTGTAGAAATGGCCGAGAAAAAAGAAGAAGATGCACGTATCCCACAAAAGCTAATACAAGGCGCAGGTCTTGCCATTGGTGGTGGGATTATGGGTAAAGCAATCCGTGATCAATATGTTGGCGGTAAGGTCATAAAAGACCTGCGTTCAACAGACGTTAAATTTGATCCTTTTAGGAACAAAGGCGTATTGCTTGATCCAAAGTATGACCCTGCCACAGGTCGTAAACAAAGCATTTTTAATCCAGAAAGAGCGCAGCGCACATCTGACGCATTGCGCACTGATGCTGCTCGGCTAAAACCTATGCGTAAGCAAGCGGTTATCAACCTTGCTGGTCGCAAGGCAGACCTACGTGAATCAGGTGGTGCTGTCCGAGACTTTGCCAAGATACGTCCGCGATTGCCAGAAGGTGTCCGAACAGCTGCAACAAACCTTGGTCTAACTAGCGGTTCACGTGCGCCACGTGGTGGTGCACCAGCATCCGAACCGGCAAAACCAAAGTCAAATGTTACTGGCAAAGATGTAAAGGCTGCTGTTAAGGAATTACCAAGGCCGAGGGATATTAAAAACCAGTTTCAGTTGCGATCAGCTGCAGCACAGCTAAAAGACCAGGCGCAACCAGGACTTGCACAAAGAATCATCAATAAGGCAAACAAGCCTTTGTTCAAAGGTGCCGGTGATTCTGTAAAGCCACGTAGTGTCAAAGGAGCTTTGGTTCGTCAAGCCTTAGTGTCTGGTGGATTAATTGCATATCCAAAACTGGCAGAACTAGCTGGAGAATTCAATGCCAGCAGGATCTTGGGCAAACCTAACACGTCGACTAAGCCAGGTACTGGTAAGCCAGTACAAACCAGAAGCACTACGGAAACTGGTGCAAGCGATGCAGAAGTGCAAGCAAAGTTTGACGACCTTTATGAAAGCGGATTGAAATACGCAAACCGTGAAGGTAAAGACGCTAAATGGTTGCGTCAACATATAATTAACCAGAGTGTACCGCTAGGTAAACAATTTGAAGAATATGCACGACGTAATGTTGGTAGGATTAATTAGTGAATCCAGCTGAAAGGGCGTTGCTGAAACTCCTTCTTAAAGGGCCGACCAGTGGCTTGGCTAAGCTTGCGCTTCGAGGTGGTGGCCCATATGGATGGGCTGCAGAAGCTGCCTTAGAGGCTGCCCCGTATTTAGAGGAATACTATGCAAAGAACCCAGGCCATATTGCTCTACCAGTAGACAGGGGCCAGATGGGTGCTCAACCACAATTTCAGTTTCCAGGAACTGGATACGATCCATTTATGGGTATGCGTTCAACGCCAGTACCTGCTACGTCGAGACAAGATAAAGATTGGGAATCTTTGCAACAGATTGCTACCGACAGGCTAAACGCACTGATGGAAGTAGCAAAGAAAAGGCGAGCAGCTGGCGGTACGACAAAAGATGTAGCAAATGATTGGCAAGCTATACGTAAATCGGGGCTGGCATACAATCCGGGTGATTTTCTACGTGGAGCAGGTGTACGTACACCAAAAAAAGGTAATTACGTCATGAACAACCTGCAACTGAAACAACCTAGCAGGTAAGTTGGTATTATGCACATATGTCTGAGATTGTGCATATTGATGGCGAACGATATCGAGTAAGCAATGGCAAGAAAGTAAAGCTCTGCCACGGCACGAGTACGTACAATGCCGAAGGTGAGCGACCATGCAATAACATTGCATTGTCTGGGCGCAACTATTGTAGATTCCATGGCGGGAAAACGCTTATTGGCCCTGCGCATCCAAATTTCATTACCGGATTGAACTCAACTGGATACAAACGATTCAGTAAAGTTGGTCAGCAACTACTAGATCAAATCAATGAGTTGCGTAATGATCCAGATTTATTTAGCCTTAAAGATGATGCTGCATTCATCACGGCTATTATGGATAAACGCGCCGAAGCAGCAGGAGATGGCGTCGGGATTGAGCAGTACAAAAAAGTACAGGCAGCATATCAGCTCGCGCACAGCAAGTTAGGATCAAGTGACTTTATTGACTCATTTGAGCAAATTGGCGACGTATTGAACGAGACATTGGATATGTTCGCAGCGTCTCGTGACGTCATGGAGTTAATTGACAGACGTGTAGAAATAGTTGAAGCCGAACAGCGAATGATGCATGCTAAGGCGTATACACTAGAAGTCGATCAAGCATTCTCTCTGGCAATGCAAGTGTTAGAGATAGTTAAAGACAACGTGCGTAATGGCGACGAATTAATTGCTATACGCACAGGTGTGCAGAAACTGCTTAAAGTTTATAAAGGCGATGAGACAGACGACGTTATAGATGCGGAGATTGTAGATGAATCAGCGTGATCACGACAAACTAACACCGCGTAGGTTTAAGCAATTCACGCGTCCAGATAAACCACTTTCGCATGCGTTGCTTGAAGCTATGGATGCGCGATTAAAAGAAGTTATAGACACTGGGGACTACAACTCAGGGAGGGCATATCAAATTAGCGGAGCTGAACTAGATTATCAAAAGTGGCTGCGTACATATGCTCCACACGCTGCATCTTCCGAATTAGGAGCACATCACCAACGAGCATGGGAGTGGGCTGAATCAATTGAGCCAGGTAAGCCCCCACGTGCTCTAATTGAGTGCTGGTTTCGCGGTGGCGGTAAAAGTACCACAATGGAACTTATAACGTCTAGAATCGCCGTTAAGGGGTCTAGGCGGTTTCTTGTCTACGTGTGCGCGACGCAAGAAGCAGCTGACCGTCACGTATCCGATATCGCAACAACAATGGAACGGTGTGGCATCGAAAGGGCTATGAACCGTTATGGATTTAGCAAAGGTTGGAATGCTAGTAAGTTACGCACTGCTAACGGCTTTAACGTATTGGCTTTTGGTCTTGATACTGGTGCTCGTGGCGTTAAGCTGGACCACCTACGCCCTGACTTCATCATCCTCGACGACATCGACGAGTTGGATGACAGTGTTAATAGAGTTGATAAAAAAATTGCTACTATAACGCAAACTATTTTGCCAGCAAAGTCTAATGACTGCGCGATCGCGTTTGTGCAGAACAAGATTCACGCAAACTCTGTGATGGCACAGGTGCTAAGTGGTGAACTTGATATGTTGCAAAACAGAATCCAGTCACCAATTGTTCCAGCTATTATTGACTTGCGGTACGAGCCTGTCGAAAAAGACGACGGACGCATGGGTTATAAGATAACTGGTGGGACGCCAAGTTGGGCACATAAAAACTTGGAGGTTTGCCAACGTGAGATCGACGACTACGGACTTATATCGTTCTTGCGTGAATGCCAGCATGACGTTGGTGTCGGAGGTCGATTCTTCCCAGAGTTTAAACAACATGATGAAAAGGGGCAGCCTTGGCACGTAGTTGACACTATTGACGTAAAGCCTTGGTGGCGTTTCTGGGCATCACATGACTTTGGTACAAACTCGCCGTGTTCATTTATGATCTATGCTAGTGACGATCAAGAAAACGTTTATGCATTAGCTGAGATCTACAAAAACGGTATGGTCTCTAGTCAACAGGCAGATGCAGCGTTGGAATTGCTAGAGTCAATGAAATTGGCAGAACCACTTGATTCAGCAAAGCGTAATGAATCATGGCAAACGAAGTTAGAGGCGATTGCTTTTGACTGGGGTAACACCTTTCCGCCTGAAAACCCAGCGCAACGAATTGGTGAATACCCAGTAGAGATCTGGTGGAAAAAAGGCATGCCAGCGGTACGTGCCGTGAAAGATCGCAAAGCTGGTTGGCGACGCGTGAAAGAGTGGTTAGCGTCATCTCGTATGCACGAAGGATCAGTTATCCCTAGGTTACGCATATTGCGTAACGGTTGTCCTAACCTGATACGCGAGCTGGAAGCAGCAATGGCAGACCCACGTGACCCAGAAGAACTCGACAATGGCACAAAGAGCGATCACGCTCTTGACTCATTCCGTTATGGTGTTATGTGGCGTGAGTATCCAGCCAAGTGTGAAGAGGTTGTTGCAAAGATGAAGTATGCACCAACGTGGTTGAAGCCACCTGCTTCCGAGGATTACCTATGACAAATGTCTTTCTAGGGGCTATAGCAGTGTTTTGCATTGTTATTGCATATGCGTGTGTTAGCGTATACTTGACGTTGAAACGACTTGTTGGCAATCCTTGGATGATGAGGACTCTTAGCCAGGAAGATAGGTACCTCTGATGGCAATACAGGACATACTTGGACAATTACTCGGTGGTGGGCTGGGCGCACAACAACCTAAAGTCACGGCAATGCAAACCCCTGACAACAGAGGTACTCTTGGTAGTTTTGATGTTGAAAGCTTATTGCTAAATGATAACAAGAAGCTAGGCATAGACCACGAGAAAAACGATTGGAAAGTAAGTCCTGAAGAAGACGGTGAAGAAGCCAAAAACGTAACTAAGTTCGTCAAGGAACAATTTGATGCATCATATAGAACTCGATATGAAATGGAACTTGAATGGATGCAAGCATTGGCGTTTTTTGAAGGACGTCAGTGGTACAGGATCAATTCGGCAGCGCGAAATCTAGCGTCGCTACAAGATGATAAAGAACCAAACAGATACATAACGATCAATAAAATGAGACCATTGATTGATGGTGTCGTTGGCAAGTTAACGCAAGTTGGACCAGATGCACGTGCTGTACCTCTTGCATACACTGATCAAGATCAAGCAGCAGCGGACGAAGCTAATTACATTGCCGGACACTTTACTCGCAAGTTTAATCGTGAGACACAGCTTAAAGAGCGTGTACGTTGGGCGTGTGTTACTGGTACGTCATTTTTAAAGGTTTATTGGAACGCCAAGTCCGAGCAAGTAATGCCCTACTTTGATATTAACGGGCAAGTGACTGGATACGAGAAGCTACCAATAGGTGACGTTGAGGAAGAAATCATTCCTTGCTTCAATGTATATATTGATCCACATGCACAGACCGACAGGCAAATCCGTTGGATGATACATGCAAGCATTAAGCCTCTTGGTTGGTTTGTAGATAACTACGGTGAAGCTGGCAAGAAGGTTAAAGCTAATGCCCTTACTGGTCAATCAGCTGGGTACGTAGACGCGTATCTTGAAGGCGCCAATGGTGCAGGGCAGGCGTGGACACAACCTACATCTGCTAGGCTCAACGCAGCAGACCATCGCAGGATGGCTGCAGTCGTTTATGAGTATTGGGAAAAGCCAACTGCCCAGTATCCTAAAGGCCGATACATAGTTACATCGGATGACCAGCTTCTTTATGCTGGTATATGGCCATACAACAAGCGAGATGAATTTCCATTTATTCCGTTACGTTGGCAGCCACGATCAGGCACGCCATACGGTCACAGTCTAGGTTTTGACCTTACACACCTGCAGTTAACCTACAACCGTGTTTATAGCCGTGCTGTAGAGCAGATGGAAAAACAGAAAGACTACATTGTCGTAGAACGACGTGCTCGTATCGGTGCTGATGCATTTAATGTGACAGGCGACGACATTAACGACAAGAATAGAATTTATCGCAAGATATATCACGACACTGGTACGCATCCTCCGCAGATTATGCGAGCGCCAGGAATTAGCGCAGACCTGTTTCCATTTCTTCAGTTGATGGAAAAGGACATGGCAGACATAGCTGGTTTGCATGACGTAAGTCAAGGCATGGCACAAGCTGGCACACCAGCTGAGTCAGTGCGCTTATTGCAGAGAGCAGACAACACACAGCATTCGTACATACGCGCAGATATTGAAATTAGTGCAGCTAAAATCAAAGAGTGGGAAATTGCACTTGTAGAGCAGTTTGCTGCAGCTCCATTCATTGGATCAGTAGACGATCAGATGAATCCGAGAGAGTCAACACAGCAAGGTGTAATCACATTTGACGCCATCCGCGATGGTGGGCAATTCCGTGTTGTTTATGTGCCTGGTAGTACGCAAGAGGATAGTCCTGATCAAAAGATTCAAAAGATATCAGTCTTGCGACAGATGGGTTTATTTGGTGATCCTGCTGATCCAGAGACCAATGCACTTGTAGTACGTATGTTACAACTGCCAGAAACTGGAACTATTTTGGAGCATTTGGCTAACCAGCAACAAAAGCAGCAAGAACAGCAGCAGATGATGATGGAAATGCAGCAACAGCAAATGGAAATGCAATCAGCTCCTAAGCAAGCAGCATTTGATCCAGAAGCAGAGCAAATAAAATCTGAGATGCGTATACGAGAGCAAGAAGCAAAGATTGATGCTCAAAGTCAAGCAAAGCAAGATGACTACGCAGGTCAAAAACTTGCGGATATGCGTCAACAAATGATGATGCAACAGATGAATCCGCAACAAAATCAACAAGCTCAGCCACAGGCTTGATGACGTATAAATAAAACATGTGGTAGATTGAGGATAACTAGATGTCTGACGAGATGGTGATGCCAACTCCCGATTCACCAGCGGGAGCGACGGACACGGGGTTGCGCGAAGCGTTTGCTGGTTTTCTGCAGGAGGACGCCGTTCCTGCAGCAACGACAGATAGGGCGTTAAACGTCGATGCAACTACGCAAACGGACAGTGATTCGTTTTTGGAAAACTTACTTGGTGGTGATACTCCAGGTGCAGTGCCTTACGAACGCTTTCGCGAGGTCAATGAACGAGCCAAGCAAGCTGAACAGACGAGTGGCGAGCTGGAAGCATGGCGGGGTGTCATTGATGAGTTCAAGCAGCTAGGATTTAATAGCGCTGCCGATATTCAACAAGCCCTGCTTCAACAACAACAAGAAGCCGAAGAATCTGAAATTCGACAGCGATATGAAAACCTGCAAGCAGCAAACATCCTAGATTCTCAAAGTGCATATGCACAACAAGAAGCTGAGATTACAAAGCTACGGTACGAACGACAGCTCGGACAGATCCAAGAGTACATGCTTGTACAGGAAATGAACGAAGCTATGGGGCAGTACAAGCTTGCATCCAGAGCACCTGAACTTGTGACAAGTCTTATTCAACAAGGCTTGGCACCAACACAAGCTGCAGAGTTTGTTCACAATCAAGTGAAAGCTCTTGCGCAACAACTAGTCCCAGAGTTGACTGGTCGGTTGCAAGCACAGTCACCAACTCCTATGGGCGGTGGACAGTCTGCTGGTCGAGCACCACAGGCACCACGCCAAGGGTCGATGTCTACGCTCTCGCAACTTCTCGGTATAACTCGAAATCCAAACAATCTGTAGGTGATAAAAAATGGCAGTAGATTTTAACGGTGCCCTTACACTTGCAGACTACGCTGCGATTTCCAACGACCCTCTCGTCAAGGAAATCACAAAGAGTCTGCATAAGACGTGGAATGCCGTCAAGGACATTCCTCTTTCGACCAACCCATCCCTTCGTCAGACGGGTATGCGCTTTACGAACGAGAACATTCCAGTCCCAAACTGGACTCCTCTCAACACTGAGCCACAGACCTTCAAGACGAAGCCTAAGTCTTACGAAGAGCAGCTCTACATTCTGCGTAACAAGTTGACGGTTGACCGCCGTATTCTTGAGCAGCCAAATGCTATCGTTGATCCAGTTGAATCGCAGATTCAGATGTTCCTTGAAGGCTTTGCGTATGATTTTAATGACAAGTTCATTAACAACGATCCTACGTCAACCGCTGCTGGCAACTCCGCTGACTGTTTCCCTGGTCTGGCTTATCGTCTGAACAACAACGGCGATTACGATATTCCATCGGAAATGATCATCTCTTCGCAGGACATCTCCGCGACAAACCTTTTTGGTACCACTGCTAAGCCGTCTGGTGCAGCATTTGGTGTTCAGGCAGCTAACCGCCTCGTTGCTGACGTTCAGACCCTGTTTGACAACATGAACAGCCCAGATGGTGATGGAATCATCCTCTATTGTTCAGAACTTGCCAAGCGTCAGTTTGAAATGGCTATTCGCGTGATGGGAATTGGAGCTGGCTTTGATATTACGCAAGACAGCTACGATCGACCTGTTGAGAAATTCAAGAGTGCTACGATTCGCACTGTTGGACGTAAGGCAGACGGTGTGACTCCTGTCATCAGTAATGTGCAAACAATTGCTGGTCCTGGCCTTACAGCTGGTAAGGCTACGTCGATCTTTGCGGTCCGCTATGGTACTGGCTATGTCACTGGTTGGCAGTCTGAGCCATTCAAGCCTAAGAACCTTGGTCTGAGTCAGGAAAACGGCTTTATGCACAACATCCTGTTCGACTGGGGCGTAGGTTTGTGGATTCCTCATACTCGCGCCATTGGTCGCCTGAATATCCAGGTCACAGATTAGGAGTAAATTATGGCAAGAGATTTTAAACTATCGAACTTTACGTTCACTTCTGTTGGTGGTACTACGGCAGGTGCACTAAACCATACGTCGTACACACCAACTGGTGACGCAGCAAACACAGGTACTGTACAGAACTTGTTTGTTGCTGCAGCTGGTACGTCTACTGGTCAGATCTATGATGCTAAAAACATCCAAGGATTCCGCAACAGTAAGATGGACACTGGTGGCTCACTAGCAAACTTCTTGGCAGGTAACGAAATTAGCGCCATCGCTAATGACCCAGCACTTCCAGGTGGTACGTCATACGCAGAAATGTTTATGACGTTCAATATGAACTTGGTATTGAGTGCTACAGCTGCTGATAACAACATGGAAAACGGTGGTTACTTTACCGTTGAAGGTGGTTTTGACAACGGATTCGGAGCCGTTGATGCATCTTCATGGGCACCAATTGGTAACCCAGTTCCTATGGTTATTCCATCAGCTAACCTTGCAGCTGTTGCAGTAGCTGGTAATGCTGTAACCACAGTAAATGCTCATAACTTAAAGCCCGGTGACGTCGTAGTGTTCTACGTTGTTACTGGTTTTTCAACTGCACCAACTGCTAAGCGCTTGTATCAAGTTCTTGCAGTACCTGCGCCTAACCAGTTTACAATTACGTTGACTGGTGGCACGACTGCTGTAACATTGGCTGGTACTCCTACCGCCGGTATTGCTGTGTATCGTGCTCTTGGTGGTGCTATTGGTGGACATCGTGCAGCAGCACAGATTACACCAACACGTCGCAGCTACTACCGCTTGCGTTTGGTTTACGTGACTGCTCAGACTGCTGGGCCAGCGTTTAACCTATCACGTGTCGGAGTAACACTTGGTCGTGACAACGCCAGCACATACTAGGTACTAACAATGACACGATCTGAGATCAAACGGCAAGTAAGGCT